AAACAACGTCAATCAGATTGCACACAGAGTGAACGCTACAAGCCGTATTTACAAACAGGAGCTTTATGAGTTGCAGGAGGGAGTGACTGAGATATGGCAACAACTTCAATCCATCCAATCCGAGTTACAGAAGCTAAATCCATCCAGTATATTATAAATCCTGAGAAAGCAGCAAATGTTACACGATACGGCTGCTGGGGAAATGCAGCTGAGATTTCTGACGAGTTCAGCAAGCTGAGAAGCATGGGAAGAAATACAGGAAGTGTTCTGAGTTATCATATCATACAGAGTTTTGCACCGAATGAAGCAACAGCGGAACAGGTACATCAGGCAGGACTGATGCTCTGCGACAAACTCCTTCAGGGTAAGTATCAATATGTTCTTACCACGCATACGGACAAAGACCATATCCATAATCACATTATTTTCTGCAAAACCAATATGGAAAATTACAGAACGTTTGGTACACTCATGGATACCAAACATAATCCTGCGTGGAAGAAAATTCGTCAGGTTTCTGATGCGGTATGCAAAGAAATGGGATTGTCTGTTGTTGCATACGGGGAAATCGGTAAGGGCGTTTTGCACTATGAATGGACAAAACAGCAGCAGGGTTTATCGTGGAAAGAAAAACTTCGCTATGAACTGGACTGTATCATTCAGCGTTCTGATACCTTTGAGGACTTTCTTGAAAAGTGCAGATTAAACGGAATAGAAACAGTTTACAAACCTGAAAATACGATTTCTCTTAAATTTCGTATGCAGGGACAACAACGCTTTGCCAGAGCAAAAACACTGGGATATTACTATCTTCCTGAGAATATTCAGCGTAGAATCAGACAGTTTTCATCGCACAGAAAGATGATTCTTGACCGTGATAAGTTTGATAACAGAGGTTTGCAGTATTGGGCGGATATTCAGAACATGAAGAACGTAGCCCAGATGATAAATCTGCTTGAAAGTTACAATGTTCACAGCACATCGGAGTTGAAACTGACTACAATGACCGTTATGGCACGGCGTGGAATGATTACGCAGAGCATTGAAAATCTGGATAAAAAGATAAACATTTTGTCAGAACAGATAGAACTTGTCCGACAATTTCAACGCAGTAAACCGTATCACGACAAGTACAAGTCCCTTTCAGCATGGAAACAAAAAGAATATGCAAAGAAAAACGCTCCTGTACTGGAAAAGTACAAGAGCGTTGGAAGTCAGTTAAAATTATTGTATCCGGACGGCAGATTTCCGTCAAAAATGGTGCTTGACCGTCAAAGGCAGGCGTTGTATGAGGAACGGGAAAAACTTTATGAAGAATACCGCTATCTCAAAAAAGAGTATGCTGATCTGAACAAGGCAAGTCAGACGATTGACGATTATCTTGAAAGTCTGCGCGATGAGCCTGAACATAAAAGGAAGAAGGGTGAGTTAGAATAGTTCTATAAGTTAAAAAAATGTTATTATGAGAGAACAGTTATCTTGGCGTAGTTGCCAAACTACATATTAATCCTTATTCCCTCAAATCTATTATTTCCCAGTCATTAGCGAACACGTTATTGCTTTTTTCATAAGTTTTAGCTTGCATTGCCACACATAATAGTTTTCTCGGTCTGCTCATACCAACATAGGCAAGCTTCCTGCTATAATCAAACAAATTTGATTTTCCAGGTTTGCCTACTCCGTAATATGGAAGAATTCTATTTAGATCTGATGCCCCTTGCCTGTCAGTTTCAAGGTAAAGGGTTGCATCATGCGTTTCACCCTTGACCCCGTGAATTGTGTCAAATTCTATCCTGCGTCCTCTAATTGGATCAATAAATATATTCTTTTCAATTTTTTTGTCTTGATTTACAACAGTTGCCTTATCAAGAAAACACACTGGCAGATGGTCAAAAATATCGTCTGCTTGTAGATTTATAATCTTCAAAAGCTCATTTATCTTTTGCCTCATTAGACAATTAATAGTTACGCTCTCACTACTTTGCAATCTTGATAATTCATATATCCACTGACGATACATGTCCCAGTATTCATCGTCAAGTTTTTTCTTTATTGTAGATAAAGAAAACTCCTTGCCTGATACCAGATTCCTAATTTTAGCATAATGAAATATGCGGCAGATAAGTTTTCTAACAATACGTTCTGCTTTGTACAGTTTACCATCTAATAAATTGGTACTAATATCGTCTATTAACACCCAATAATTATAATCGCTCTGTTTCTTCACAGAACTATCAAACTCTGCCCAATAGCTTCCTATCTTAAGTCCAGATGAATCTTTTTTTCTTATAGCACCTATAGCTTTATATATGCCTTTATTATCATAGAGCCCATGAGTATCTAATACATTGATAAATTCTCCAATTACTTTGTTAGTCTGATCTGGATTGAAAACAAGTAGTATTGGTTTAATACCCGTCTTGCCCGCAAATGTTGTGATATTTTGTTGATCTTTCTTTAGTTTAAAAATCACATTAGCAATTTCCTGACTGTATCTGCAAGAGGTCATAATAGGTAAGAATCCGTCCTGTGGTACCCAATCTGGAGTTTCAGCCTCTGAAGAGTTATAGATAGCTTGATCAGAATCTCCAATTTTAATTACGGTGCATTTTGTTGAGTTAAATATTGTCTCTATTGCTCGACGCTGAACATCATCGCAATCCTGATATTCATCGATGAATACATACTGGAATCGTGATGAAAAGAGATCTGTATATGCTTGTGGTAGGTCATTTATAGCTTCATTAGCATATGAATAGGCATCTTTATACCGCATTATGCCTTCATTTTTTAAGAGATCTTCAATCAATGCATTATACTGTTTAGCAGAAGGTTTGTTCGCACCAGCTAACGCTTTTTTCAGTTTTCCCAAGCAAAGAGCACCATCATCTCGTATATACAGTGCCTGTGTATGGTCAAGTCGATCAGAAAACTGCTTTCCAGTTTCAAAACTGTTTTTTGTCACCCAATTAAGGGATTTGTAATTTGGGTTATTCTGCATTCTATTTAGCATATGCTGTGCATAAGTAAGATTATCAACCGCTTGTACGTTTCGTCCTGCAAAATTTCGCAGATATGGCATCGTCACAAATTTATCAACAAATGATTGAATTGTTCCGATAAAATTTGGATAGCTTAGGAGCTTATCCGCACAGCCTGAAAGCCTTTTTTTAATTTCATTTACAGCAACATTTGTATGGGATAGTACGCAAATCCCTGTACCATTTACAAATGGCATTCTATCAGCCAACAGTTTTAACTTCGCAAGAAGTACAGTTGTCTTTCCACTTCCCGGACAAGCCGCCACATCAGTTGAATGCCAACAACGTATAACATTTCTTGCGTCTTCTGGAAAGTGTGCTCCTTCTGGCAAAAGAATCTTTTCGGTTGATTCAATATCTAGATCAGAAATTTTCCATTCAATCATAGAATCTCCTCTTGTTTACACAGCCTCTCCAGCTGCATACTTGATAGCTTTCACTATGTATCTCAAAAACGAATCTTGTTCAATTAAAGTTTTTAATTCTGATTTTTTTCTCTCATCTGTTTTCAGCCCATACAAATCAAGATCAAACATCTTTTCTTGTGTAAAATCCTTTGGTATTTCTGATATTTTCCAGCGTAAGACTGAAGCTAAGCATTGTGCAACAATAGCTTTAAGACCGCTCCTTCCATCATTATTGAGCATCAAGTTGTAAATATTATATGCTTTTTTCCATTGCGGTAAATCATTCCACTGTCTTGTTTCTTCTTCAACAGATTGATTTGCTTCTGCAATTTTTTCCTCAGTCAATGAGATATACTCTTTGGCGTTTAAAATTTTCTTTCCATAATGAACAGCTTTATGAAAATCTTCGGAAATACCGCTCATAGCAATGCAATACTCTAACGTCCATCTCGGTGAAGTAAACCCACAAACTGAACCGTTAGTGTATTTTTTATTTTTTGCTTTTTCAGCGTTTGCTGATTCAGTTGTTTTCTCGTTTAATTTTTTCGTGTTCGTCACAGAGTCAACGTCATACGGTCTTATATCACAATCTGTAATTACCGAAACGGGAATCCCAATCGAGTTTCCATCTTTTCTTGTCATAATGCCACTATATCGCAGAAAGGCTGTACTCCCAACGTTCACAATGGATATTCCATATTTCTCTAAAGGATAACCGAGAATATCAGCAATTACAGGAATTAGAATATTTTCAGCATCACCTTCAACCATTATAACACCTTTGGCAAAGAATAAATTGGCTTTTGTTGAATCAAGGAAACGCTGAAGAAACAAATAATCACCTTTTTGAAGTCCTGTCTTACCCTCGGCCAAATCATATCCGAAGCCATTTTTCATTAGAATCAGATTCTTAAGGTTGATTTTTGAAGCAAGGATTGGACTATGCGTAGATATGATAATTTGGACATCATTCTCGTTATATTCATTTTGAAGATAGTTGATCAAACGAAGTTGAGCCTGTGGATGCAAATGAGCTTCCAATTCTTCGATTAGAGCCAACTTCATTCCTCCATCTGTATCATCTTTAAGGAGTAGTAGTTCTGCAGCAATGAATAGCAGATTCAATTCTCCCAACCCCGGATTGATTTCCGGAGCGTTCAACGATAAAGATTCAAGTATAGCCTTTAGTTGAATATCTGATGTCTTCAATTCAGCATTGCTGGCTTGTCCTTTGTCATTGAACGATTCTAAATTATCACGAATTGTTTGAAGAATGCGCTTTCCATCAGTTTCATCTGTAAAGTAATTTTCTATTTTCCTATTTGCTTCTTTAAAAATTTCCAAAATTTCATGTTCTTTCTTATCCTTGAAAATTGGGTGATTAAGAAGTATTTGTGAAATTCTAGAACTTCGTCCAGAACTCATCTCTCGTTCAGCATCACGAAGCGGCTTCAAATAGACTGCTTTCAGTAAATCTCTTGCTTTGCCATCAATTGAAATACCATCATCTACATCGCCTACACGCAGTTCGTGGAAAATTTTGTAACCTTCTCTCCATGCACGATAATGAAGTTCGAGCGTGTATTCTATTTTATCTCCATACTTTTTAAACATGAGATACTCAATAAAATTCTTTGCTTCATTCTGAGTAAATTCTGAAATCGTACAGTCAATTTTAAACTCAGAACAAGCTTCTCCATCAACTGGTTTATAGAAATCTCCATCTGCTGGTTTAATGTACTCGTTGCTCTGCGTTAGCAAAACCAGCTTAAGTGCATCAATTACAGCAGTTTTTCCAGAATCATTTTCTCCAATTAAGGCATTTAATCCTTTGTGAAAAGTAATTTTCAAACCGGGTTCACCATTCAAAGATTTGAATCGGCGAAAATTATAGATTTTTAATTCAGATATAATCATAGTTTTTGGTTCACTCTCACTTTCTATTATAAATTAGTGATAGGTTGAAGATGCAATCTCAAGAGACAACCTCATTTGTGACACTTCTCATTGCATTCCAATATCTTATTATAAATAATTTTTCATAACTTCCGAGTTATCAATCTTTTTCATTTTCTGCTTCCTGTTTATAGCTCTTTTCAATATATTCTTCAACAGCTGTAATGAACATCTGATTCATGCTCATTCCCATTTCAGAAGCGATAGCTTTCAGTTTTTCACGCTGTCCCTTTGGAATACGAATCTTGATGTCATCAAGGTGTGTTTTCACATACTTTGCCGTAATCGCTTTTCGTTTTTCGTTGTAGTACATAGAAATCAATCCTTTCGTATTGTACCCATTACTATAATTATACTCTTTCAAAATCTTTTTGTCAATATATTTTATAAAAATTGTCCAGATTTTTTCAGATAACTTTGTGCGCATTGCTGCTTGAAAAAACAAGTGCAATGATATATAATAGTATTGTACCCAATACTAAATATAAAAGGAGATTTTCAAAATGATTCAAAAAATAATCCCCATTGCAGCAAGCATTATGTTGATAGGTTCATCAAGTCTGACAGCTTATGCCGATGATATGCTTGATAAAGACTATATCGTCAGAGAAATTTGGTCTGATTGGTGGCACGGCAAAGGGGATGATGGGCTTATCTTTCCTGAAGCAAGCTATAAGCACCATATTCTGACCGATTGGGTCAATGACAATTATGGCGATGATAATTATGATTGGAGCAAAATCGGTCAACTGAACTACAATTTCAAAGACTACTACGATGAACTCACGGATAATTGGAACTTCAATGATGATCGTGACGGAAATTGGACGATTATCACCGATGAAACCACATATCATTTCAATTTGCAGAATGGCAAGTGGCTGATGAGTGATGATAACAGCAATGTGATCGACAGCTTCATGCCGTTCAGTACTTTGACAGAAGATACAGCGGAGGAAAATCGTAATTCTGTTATGGCTGATGATGGAAACGGGACTGCTCATCGTGTCGGAGAAAATTTCAAAATTGAAGCAGATACCACAATTGATGTATCGGAAGAAATAACAGAATCAACAAGCGAGAAAAAGTCCTCAAATGGTTTGATTTATGGAATTGGTGGAATTATCCTCGCAGGAATCGCTGTTCTTGCAGGATTTTTGATAAGAAAGAAAAGAGGTTAAGATTATGATTTATAAGCATGATTATCAGAGAATAACACTTGACACCGACAGAATGATGATTACGCAGTGTGGCAATGATTATCACGATTACAGCAACAACAAACTTGCGTGTATCTATATCAAATGGGCAGAGGAACATTGTCCTGAACGTTTGCAGGCAGAAACAGATAAGGGCAGAATCTACATTCATATTGACGAGCGTATCACTGAATGCGAAAAAGAAAAATGGAAAATCTGGAACAAAATGCGTAATACTGATTCTGAATATGCACTTGCGATGAAAAATGCCGATACAGCTAAGGTTTGGCAGCTTGAGAATCTCTTTGAGTTGCAGGCTGAAGAGATTGCGGTTAAAATGTGCTTGCTTGTATAGTTACCCATTTGGTTGTTGCTTTTCTGTAAAAATCAACAAAACTCGTTTGATTTAATTTAAGCCAAACGAGTTTTGTTTTTATTCTCTAATATTTTCTGAAAGTTTTAATTTTCGATATTCCTTTGGTGACATACCAATATATTTATGAAACAATCTGCTGAAATAAAGAGAATTCGTGTATCCAACCATGTTTGCTATTTCCTGTATTTTCTAACAAGCTTTGTGCGTTAGAAATTCGCAGCTTCAGGATATATTGCAATGGACTTGAACCCGTGATTTCTTTAATGCACTGAATAAACCAACAATTACTAAGCCCTCTGATTTGGAATACTTTCATAAAAAGCACGACAATTATTTATTATATCGCTTGTTTGTATTTTGCTGTTGAAAAAAATAATTGAATATGTTATAATATTAATTGACAAATATACTGCCACCAATAAAATACATTTAGAATGGAGGGCGATGCCCATGATTCGTATTGCAGCCGTGGATGATGATAGCATATTTTTACAGGAATTAAAGGACATTATTTCTTTGCAAATTGACAATCATCAATATCCCTATAAATTGGATCTATATAATGATTCAGAAATTTTTTTAGAGTGCCTGCTGAAAACGCCGTATGATCTTGTGTTTTTAGATATGGATATGCCTAAATACGATGGCATTTCTATCGCAAAAAAACTGTCTGCTCAAAATATCGATACTACAGTAATTATTGTAACAGAACATGAACACTATGCTCGTGTAGGCTATCGATATCATGTATTTCGTTTTGTACGCAAAGGTTACTTAGCAGAAGAGATTCAAGAACCCATAAAATCATTTCTGTCGGAAAAAGTAAATATGAAACATAACATAATCTTAAATACAGATAATAGTATGGTAAAGAATATTGAACTGAGCAAGATTGTATACCTTGTATCCGTTGGACATTATATTTCTCTAAAAGAATATGGCTCTGCTGATAATATAAACCTCATTTCGGGTAAATACACGATGAATCAGTTTGAATCGCAATTCGAACCATACGGTTTTTTAAGAATACATAAATCATATTTAGTGAATTTTAGATATGTTGTCAAGATCCAATACGATAAAATGACAATTTCAGAAAGTGTTGGAATATATAAAGCCTTACCAATTAGTCACAAGAAAAGTTCTGATATACGGAAAAAAGTCGATTTGTTATTTAGGAAAGAAGACAGATTATGATGATGATAAATATATTTGGTGTTATTTCGGAATGTGTGATTATCACATACTTTTTATGTAAATATTTCGGATTCAGGTATCATGATTATGCAATTGTAAAATCAAGTTTATTTTTTTTAATCATAGCTATTTATGATTATGCTTCTGGAAGATATATTCCATCTGAATTTGTTGCTTTTTGGGGCTTCTTTTTATTGACTTTTTTGTTTTCATTTATATTTTTAAAGGGAAATGTATTGGAAAAAATTGCAACTTGTGCATTAACCTTTATTCTTATTGCATCAATTAACCTACCCATTCTTGCGATTTCAAGTGCCATTACAAATCAATATCCTGATGCTATATTGAGCAGTAATGGAAAAACAGATGTTTTAATATTAGATACCTTCTTTTCTAAAATTATTTATTTTGGTGTTTTACAAGCAATATTGCTTTTTCGAAGAAAAGAAAAGATTGTACTAAAAGCGAAAGAATGGATTGTTATTATAGCTTCATTCATCATATCCATTCTGATCGCATCATTGGTTCGTTTGCTATTGATAACGCATAGCACACAACCTTTTTTTTATTTTTTTATTGCACTGTGTCTAACAGCACTTGATCTGATTATTCTTCTATTTATTATATGGGTCAACCGTTCCATTTCTATTCGAGAAGAAAACTTACAAATTAGATTGAGATTGGAAAAGCAAGAAAAAGAAACAAAGCTTATTAATGAAAAATATGAAGAAATATCTATGCTTAGACACGACTTTAAAAAGCATCTTCATAATATTGATAAGTTGCTTGATAGTGATGAATTAGATAACGCAAGGAATTATATGAAAGGCTTACTAGAACAGCAAAACGACTCCTTATTGCGGACAATTCATTCAGATCAAACAATTTTGGATTCTCTGATAAATGAAAAAATTCAAGAAGCAAAAGAAACAGGAATAGACATTACATGTCGATTGATTACAACTATACCAGATAAATTGCAGATGGATGTGTGTTCCATATTAACTAATTTAATCGATAATGCCATTGAAAACAGTCCTTTTTCTATAAATAGTAGAATTATTATAATTATACAACAATCACACGGATACTATCGTATAACAGTAAAGAATACTATCACTCATTCCGTCTTAAAATATAATCATGACTTACATACGAAAAAACTAAATCGAGAGCAGCACGGTTGGGGGTTAAAATCTGTGCATCGTATTGCTGAAAATCATGGTGGTAGAGTTGATGTTTACGAGGAAAACAATATGTTTATTGTTGCTGTAATTTTGCAAGATGACTGAAAGCTGTGATTAAAGCCACATGTTAAACGGGTGGTTTGAGAAAAAACTATAAGGGCATATTACGGACACGCCCCTTAAGTGGGCTGAGAAAGGTTTGCCAACTGCATTTCATTCTCAGCTACCCCCTTAAGGGGTATTCTTTTTTATTTCTTACTGCTTTTCTTTTTCCCTTCAGTATTTTTCGAATGTGCTAAACTACTTATATCGTCTCTTTTCATGATGATACCTCCTTTGTTTTTTTATTGTTAGGTTGGCAGACCTTAACCTTATTATAACTCTGGAGGTTATTTTTTCTACCCATAGCTTTAAGCTTTTTGAACCCCCCCGATTTAACTGGGGTATTGTGCAAAAATGTAACTTGGTGCAAAAAAATGTAACTTGGTGCAAAAACTATTGAATTGTTTTGTGATATATGATAAAATACATTCCAGAAAGGCATGATAGTATGATAGAAAAAATATCAAAACAGATCACAAATCATCTAACACAAAAAAACGTAATAAAATCGGAAACTGCTGAAATGTATAGATATGGAATTGAACTCGTTATATCAACATTTATCGGCATAGTTCTCATATTATTGTGTGGATTGGTTTTTGATATGTTTTGGATGACAGTTCTATACTATGCTATATTCTTTACAATTCGACGATTTGCAGGCGGGTATCATGCTAATACATATATGAGATGTAAGGTAGTCTTAGTGATATCAACAATAGTGATTTTGGCGATTACAAAATCTCTTGCCTTTCTAAAATCATATTCGTTGATTATGCACATCTTACTTTTGATTTTTTCAATATCCACTTTGATTCAATTATCTCCAATCGATAGTGAAAACAAGCCTCTGGATACGAAGCAGGAAAAAAGATGTAAGCTGATTGTATCGGTTTTGTCGATATCATTTGCAATAATCAGCCTGCCTGTGTATTATTTGAAAGTAGAATGTGCCTGTGTAATTGCACTTACATTGGTTTTAATTGCAATTATGCAAATTGTCGAAATTTTACGAAGGGGGTGAGTAATATGAGCAATAGTAATAAAATCATCTTGAAATCGGTAGCTAAGCTTGCTAAAAGTGCTGCACGCTGTGCTTCTGGAGCTGCTTCTTTTTTTGATTTTCACCAACCAAAGGAACCAGAAAATCTGAAAGCAATGCTGAACAGCGAAGAGAAGAAGTAATGCACATTTAAAAATCAAATTGCTAAAGCTAAAGAATATGTGCAATGATAAGGAGGAATATCATTATGGCAAACGCCAGAAAAATTGTAGCAGCTATCATGGCTGCCACAGCACTTGCTACAACTGCTATGAGTGGAATCAGTGCAAGTGCTTCCTATAAGGATGATGAGTTAACTTACTTTTCTGTAAGTGGGTACAGCGAGCGTAGTACAAAAGTACGTGAAAAAGAAGATTCAACTTCTGCAAGTATTAAAATTGTCTCAACTAATCCTTCAGGCTGCAAGGCAACGGTAAAAGTCTATGGCAATTATTCACAAAGCACATCTGGCGGTGTAAACAAAACAGCTGGAACCCCTAAGGTTGTTGGAGCCTCTTCTTACTACACATACCTTCCTAATTATGTTTGGGAGCATATGAAGAAAGATAGCTCTGGACATGTGCATGACCATATCTATGCGTATCTTACATTAAGAACGTATTCGAATCCTCAGGCTAAACCTGACTTTTCCATCGTGAAGGGCTATTGGAGTCCAGACAGTATCTAAACAATATCTAATCAGAAATATTAAAACTTTGCGGCAGTAATAGTCATTTGAATTTTACTGCCGCAATACTATTTTGAAAAAGGAGTTGAGTTTATAATGAAATTCGAAATAACACTTTTTATGGTATGTTTCTCGATGTTATCAATTGGATTAACAGGATGTTCATTCCAAACTGATTCCACTGATAGTAGTGAATCTGTTGCAGAATATAATATAAATGGAGATGAATCTCTTATTAATTCCGAAAATCTAGACCTGTTTTCTGAAGTTGCTGGAAAAGCTGAAGAAAATGAAGATACAATAACATTACCTATTGTTATCAACGAAAGCAAGGAAATTACAGATAGTGCCACAGTAAAATTATTATCTGCAAAATTTGAAGAAAATGAGATTAGGAACTTCCAAAATATATCGCAATACTACACTACGATACCTCATTATGAAAAATATTTTGATAATAATGGCTCATTGAATTCGGATTATGTTTTTGCTGAGTTAAATATTGGAATTACTTCTCAAAAATCATGGGATGATCTGTATTTAACATCTTTTAATCTTGAATACATTTATAATGGACAATATGGTTCTTGTGAGCCCAAATTTATTGATAATTGTATTGATTTTGAAGATCCACATAAGCAGTCGACTGTTGCAATTAAAGCTGACGAAATGAATGAAATTAGCATTGGATACATATTACCAAAAGAAGAATTTGAGAACATTGATGAAGTATATCTCCACGCTCAATTTGCCACTTTTAGTATTGATGGTTCTAAAAGTATTAAGATTAATTCATTTGATTTCTCCGAATAACGCACACAACAAGGATGGAATACTATGATAAAATTAATGAGACAAGAAATTAGAAGAATATTCAAAAGCAAATCTCTATATATAACAATTGGCATTGGCGTGTTTTTTACACTTTGGCTTCTTGTGGATCAACTGACAGAAACAAAAGAAACCCAGGAACTGATAGAGAAATATGGCACAATAAAAATGGGATTATATTATCCAGATTCACTCTATAATCATTTTATCGGTCTTGATTATTGGCACAAACAACCACAAACATTGTATATGCTGTTTCCTTTATTAGCTTCTATACCATATGCCTCTAGTTATTGCTCGGAGAAAAAAAGTGGATATTTAAAAGTGATGCTTACAAGAATAGATCGTAAAGTTTATTATATTTCTAAGTTCATTTCTGTTTTCTTTAGTGGGTTTATCACAATTATCTCAATTTTAATAATATCTTTGATCATCTCCATGATGTTTTATCCAATGTTAAACCCTGAACCTATAACCTCACAGTTTCCTGTAGCGATAGGTAATAGCATGTTCAAAACATTATTTATTGAACATCCTATGTGTTATATTCTTCTATATATCATAATAGACAGCATTTTCTTTGGCCTTACTTCTCTGATTTCTCTCGCTATAAGTACCATTACAAATCGAATCTTTGTAGCGACGGTAAGCAGTACGATTGTATTCTACATTTTTGCTTTTATAATGTCATCGCTCAAAATGTATACTCATAGCCCTGCTGTATACCTTATTCCATATCAGCCATTTGAGGGAATAAAAATACATGTTATAATACTTCACTGTTTGGTTATTCTTCTCTTGTGTGGGGCACAATTTATATTTAAGGAAGCAAAAAAAGATGTATTATAAGTACGATTTGAAAAACGGAATCATATACGAATGGAAACAATTCCTTTTGCCGTTTTTTGTCACTCTAGTTGCGTGTTTTAGCTTTACGTCTGATATAAGAACAGCCGAAAACATAGGACAAATTGATAGAGGAATTATGCTTAGTGATGTTATCATTTACTTATTCAAAGGTGAACAACCTTTTGATCCAATGAATCCTGAGAGTTTTAGGTTTCCTTTTTTGTGGTTGATCATACAACTGGGACTTGCATTTATAACTGGGAAATACCCATTATCTGAAATTTATACAAATCATGGTGCAAATGTATTGATAAAGGGTAGATCCAGAACAAAATGGATTTTATCGAAATTTTTGTGGATATTTACCGTTTGTATCGTGTACTACCTGATAATTTTTCTTACCATTATAACTTATTCCAAAATTTTAAATTACAACATTAATCTTAATTTGGTCGAAACAAATTCTCTTATTTTACTTGCTCCAATTAAGAATATTAGTATCACAAATCTGATATGTATATACTTATTGCCAGTAACTACTTCTATCACAATTTCATTTCTTCAATTTACTATCGCTGTGTTATTTAATTCTGTTATTAGTTTTGCTTTCACTTTGGTCATGTGTGGTGTATCAATATTTTATGAGAATATATATCTTATTGGAAACTGTTCATTATTGATAAGAAATGAGATCTATAACATAGACGGGATATCTATAAAAATGTCGTATTTTATTTTATTAGTAGTCATAGTAATATCGTTTACGTTTAGCATAGTATATTTCAAAAACTGTGACATTTTACAAAACAGGAGGAATGAATGATGTACATAGAACTAGTCGGCGTGACAAAAAAGATTAAGGGGGTACAAATTCTAAATAATATATCTTTAAAAATGGAAAGTGGAAGAATCTATGGATTTCAAGGAAAAAACGGCTGTGGAAAGACAATGTTAATGAGGGCTATTTGTGGTTTGATTAAGATCAACTCAGGAAGTATTGATATAAATGGCAAAATTCTTCATAAAGATATTCAATTTCCTGAGAGTATAGGTGTTTTAATAGAGAATCCATCATTTTTGAATAATTTTACTGGCTTTGACAATTTGAAGATGCTTGCCGAAATACAGGGAAATGTAACTGACGAAGAAATTAAAAAAGCAATTATTTCAGTTGGACTCGATATTCATGATAAAAGAGTCTATAAAAAGTATTCATTAGGAATGAAACAAAAGCTGGGCATAGCTGCAGCAATCATGGGGTCTCCTGATATAATTATACTTGATGAGCCTATTAATGCAATTGACGAAAATGGAGTTGAACGTGTTCGTAATATTTTGCATGAGATAAAAAAAGGGGGAGCGATTATAATAGTCGCTTGTCATGATAGAGAAGAACTTGAACACCTCTCAGACCATATCTTTCACATTGAAAACGGAAGGATAATTGATGATGAAAAAACTATATAAACGTTTAATTATAGGCACATTGCTATTGACAATGGGTATCAGCATTTCGGCAAGAATAGTTGCCGTTAATAGTAGTTTGAACACTACCGTTTCTAAGATTGAAGAATCAAATAAAACGTTTGAGTGCAATGGTATCAGGATGTGCATTTCGAATTACAAAATTTACGATGGTAAAGAACTAAATAAACTGTACGATAATGAATTGGAAGATGTAGTTGACAATTATGATATACTTTTCAATATAAGTCTTGAAAACACATCTCATGATATAAAGCAGTATAATGCTGTTTCTTCTGGTATTATGTATGGTTATAATAGCGGAGGAAGTGTTAATCCTTATTTATACCAATATTTCAATCAGGATTCTGGTGGAATATTGGTACTAAAATCGGGAGAAAAAAGGACGATTACGTTAGCATTCCCATATGAAGAATATAACAGCGAAATTATGTACGTTGTATCATTGTATCCTGAAAATATACGGATACGCCTAAGATAATAGATCTTTTGTGAAATTAAGTTGATATATCAAAAGTTACAAATTAGCAAGAAAAGAAAATCGAAAAGGAAATTACTTTTTCTGTATTATTTTGATGAATTCCAGTGATTTTTTAAGTCTAAAGATATATTCTGCATAAGCCTTTTTTAAATGATGTGGTGCGTAATTCAGTAATTCTATAAATTAGTTCATTTTCGTATTCTTTTGCACTTTAATATTTCATTATATTCTAATTTTATCACATTCCTTTTATTTTGCAGGAAATCTAATAGTCAATACAAATATAGAATAATATAAGTAAAATTTGTTTTGAAAAGCAATCACAAGTAACACCATTTTATTATAATGATGTCGCTTTTGATTGCTTTTACTTATATGCTGCAACCTGTCAAGGCAGAAAACAAATTCGCAATCTAACTTTTAAACTAGGATATTTTCGAGCTATTTTTATGCGTTTTATAAAGAACATAAACAATACAATGTTATAAACAAGAGGTGACAAAATGAATGCTAAATGTAGATTACTATGCTTAAGAGAATTGTTTATCAAATATACAGATATAAATCACTATGTTTCAATGGGCACAATACAAAAATATTTAAGATCCTGTGGATATCCGGCACATAAGGTAACCATAAAAGACGATATTGAAGCTTTGATTTTGAGTGATATGAATATTGAATACGCCCACAACAAAGGTTATCATTTGAAATCACGTCCTTTCTCACTCGGCATTTTGAAAATGCTTGCCGATGCAATTGCATCTTTTCAATTTCTAACGGTTAGAGAATCTGAATCATTATTTAAGTTACTTGAAAGTTTGTGCAGTATCTATGAAGTTCCATTTCTCAGAAGAAAAATCATGTTGACTAATCGTGTAAAATCGGACAATGAGCAAATTTTCGACAATATTGACGTTATAAATTCTGCTTTCCGCAATAATCAGCAAATCAGCTTTGATTATTACGATTATGATATAAACAAGCAGTTGATTCAGCATGGAAAAAGAAAGCTTTGCTCACCGTGTGCATTAGTAATCAGTGATGAACGATATTACGTTGTTTCATATTATGAAGAGCATCCCAATACATATACAAATTTTCGTCTTGACCGAATGAGAAACATCAAGCTTATCGACACAGTAAGAAAATGTCCTAATGAAAAGCTTGATTTAGAGCAGTATGTAAAATCTTCTTTTTCTATGTTTCGTGGAAAAAGTGAGTATGTTACACTTCGGTTCCCACTTGAAAATAAATATTGTAATATCGTGATCGACAGATTCGGGAAATCTGTTCTCATGCTGAAAGATAAGCAGTCTGATAAGCACTTCATCATTCATGTCCTGATAAAATCCGAGTATCCTCAACCATTCTTTTCATGGATATTTTCATTTAGCGGAGAAGTTGAAATCTTAAGTCCGGTCAGACTGAAAGAACGATACACAGAAACTCTCATGAAAAGCTGCATACTGCAATATGCACATTAAGCAAAAACAGGCACTTTATAAATACAAAGTGCCTGTTTTCTTATCCTATCTCATTCTTATCTTTGCTTTTCTCTTTTCGTTTAGATGGTTTCTGCCTATCCTTAAATGCTTCCTTTTTCAGCTTAGCCCTTTCAAAATAGCAGGTACGCTGTTTTTCAGGAGCATTTTTCTTGGCTTCCATCGCTGCCTGATTAAGTTCTTCGGTAAGAGCAGTAAGCCGTTCGGTTTTTTCTTCAAGTTCTGCCTGCTGAGGAAATGGCGTGTTGACAATACGCATAGCATTTTCCAAATCCATTTTCAGCTTGTTGATGCTGTTTTGTGCATCACTGATTGTCTGATCAATTTTGTAGAGTGTAGATTCCATACGCTTGAGGTTGGCAGAAAAGCTGCTTGTTAAAGCACATTTATGTTCAGCATTGCCTTTCATGGTAATGGAAATGTCAGGTTCATTGCCAAACATCACCGCCTTGACGGATAGCTTGAATCCCTGAAATTCACCTATTTCCTTTTCACTGTCAGAACTCTTTTTAACAAAATCCAGTACCGCATCTTCAAGAGCCTGTGCTGCTTCTTTACGGTCCGTATATTCTGTGCCATCAATGGTAATTTTGAATACGGGCAGTTTTGTTTCTTCATCTATCGGAAGCTGACGAAGTGTTTCACGGTCTGCTTTCAGATTTTCCAGCCTTTCCTCTGCTTTTTCAATTTTTGCAGGAGTGGAAGCAACTGTCTGCTGCATATCAAATACCGTATTGGTATGTTCTGCTTTCAGAAGATTCAATTCCTTTACCTCGTTATCCAACATCATCTTTTCCTTGATACGTTCATCTCCCGTACAGAGTGCTTTGATCTCAGAATAATTGAGTGCCTGCTGATCTACGTCCTCACAAGTTCTTGCAGGCGTTTTCGAGGTCATGATCTGTCCGATAAAACGCTGCTTTGCTTCCAGTGTCTGATAGAGATATGCATCAAAGCTGCCTTTGGTCACATAGTTAAAGACATGAGCCACACTGTTCTGATTGCCCTGACGTTCGATACGACCAATTCGCTGTTGCAGGTCACTCGGTCGCCAAGGAATATCCAGATTATGCAATGCGATCAGCTTTTTCTGACAGTTCGTACCCGTACCCATTTTGCCTGTACTTCCCAGTAGAACTCTCACTTCGCCTTTATTCACACGGTCAAAGAGATCAGCTTTCTGCTGTTCAGTCTTGGCATCATGTACATAAGCGATTTCTTCCGGCTTTACACCATTTTGAATCAGCTTATCACGAATATCATCGTAGACGCAGAAGTCACACTCCTCCTCTAAAGATTCTCTTTCAGACGCTGACTTTTCATCTGTACTTTCTCCTTTCTCCGTTGACTGTGAGTTTTTCTTTGGAACGCCGAGGTCGCAGAAGATGATTTGTGTCAGCTTTTCTTCTGCTGTATCGTGATAAATCTGAGTAACATTTCTGACACACTGATTCAGCTTTGTATCAGGGCTATCCTCAAATGACGGGTCGATCAGTCTTGGGTCAAGTCCCAGCTTTCTGCCGTCGGAAGTAATACGGAGCATATTGTCCACAGAGGGATCAACATTTCCGCTTTGTACATCATCAGCACGGTCGGACAATTCCTGTACAAGTGTTTTCTGAAAATCTGTTGCTTCGATGTTCTCAATGTGATACTTCATTTCCGGCGTAGCAAGGTCAAGCGTATCTGCTGTACGCACGTCAGCAACCTGTTTGAACATACTCATCAGTTCCGGCAAGCCTGTATAGTTGGCGATTCGGGTGCGTTCCTTGAACTTGTTGCCGGCAGGAGCAAGTTCCCATTCCGTTTTCTGTTCCCCGAACACGGTTACCCAGTTGTCAAAATTGCTCAGTCCATGATCTTTCAAAAAGTCATATTCCAAAAAACGCATCATGGTATGTAATTCGGTTACAGAGTTACTGAGTGGCGTGCCTGTAGCCATAATCACACCTCTGCTGCCGGTTTTTTCATCAAGATAGCGGCATTTCATAAAGAGGTCAAGTGCTTTTTGTGAAGCAGAGGACGAAATTCCTGCCACATTGGTCAGTTTCGTTTGAGTAGGAACATTTTTGAACTCGTGGGCTTCATCGATGATCAGCTTGTCTATGCCCATTTCTTCAAAGGTGAGAATATCATCATGTGTTTTCTCCAGCTTATCCAGTTTTGCTTCCAGCGATTTCTTGGTACGCTCCATCTGCTTGACCTGAAAACGAGAACCTTCTGCCTTTTTCAGTTCTTCAATGCCTGCCATAATATCATTGATCTGGTCCTGTAAAATAGATACCTGTCTTTCCTTGGAAAGTGGAATCATGCCAAGCTGTGAGTGACCGATAATCACAGCATCAAAATCACCGGTAGCGATTTTTGCAAACAGCTGCTGACGATTTTCTTTTTTGAAATCATTCTTTGTTGCAACAAGAATATTTGCACCAGGATATAATTTCTGAAAATCTTCACCAATTTGTTCTGTCAGATGATTTGGAACGGCAAAAAGAGGCTTTGTGCAAAGTCCAAGTCTTTTGCTCTCCATTGCTGCTGCTATCATTTCAAACGTTTTGCCCGCACCAACGCAGTGTGCAAACAGCGTGTTGCCGCCAAATAAAGCGTGTGCAATAGCGTTTTTCTGATGTTCTTTCAGCGTGATTGCAGAGTTCATACCCGGAAATCTTAAAGCTGAGCCGTCATATTCACGAGGACGAATAGAATTGAATTGTCGGTTGTACTGTTCTACAAGGGGAATAGCACGTTCCGGATCTCGGAATATCCAATCCTTGAAAGCCTGTTTGATTTTACCGGCTTTCTGCTGCACAATTTTTGTTGCTTTTATGTCCACAACTCTGCGTTCTTTTTCGTTTCCATTCAGATCAATGTACGTTTCAGGCTTGTATACTTTTGGCTCTTTGAGGTTAAGAAGCTGTTCCATAATCTCATAGGCATTCATTTTTCTGGAACCATAGTCACGGGTAGAGATAACAGATGCATCAGCCCTCTTATTCTCAATATGCCAGGTGTTGGTGTGTTCGGAATAATCCACCGTTATATTTTTCGGTTTCACCCAGAACGCTTTCTTTACATCCTCACGATTTTCTCTCGGTGTCTGAAAAAGCTCATACATGAACTGCTGATACAATTCCTTCGGAATCCAAGCAGCACCAATTTTTACATCAATATCACCGGCTTTCAGCGGTTCAGGCATGGCAGCTTGCAGTGCCTCCACATTTTCAGCAAATCTGCTGTCTTTTTCTGCATAGTTTTCAGCAATGTCAAGTTTCTGACGAATATCACCTGAAAGATATTCGCTTGCCGACTGATAGGTGTTGGTATCAGGTACAAGAAAAATCTCGCCTTTAAGTTCTGAAATCAGCATTTTTTCTGACATATCCGTCAGCTTTGACATATAGGCAAGGTCAACCTTTGCGGTTTCCGCCATGGAAATTGTAAGTGCTTCCAGTGCTGTATCTACGTGTTCGATCGGTTTTGATGGTCTTACCGTTCTCTTGGTAAAAATATCGGATTTTGCGATCAGCTTGTCCTTGTCAAATTCCTTTTCCAGGGTGAGCAACAGGTTATAGGAACAATCATCACGCATAACCTGACGGTTTTTACGACTGTGCAAAAGCCCGTACTTCTTGTAAAAATCATCATACTGAACAGAGAGTTTTTGCTGAACCGCTTTAATCTCATTTTCAGGACGGTCATCTGCCTGTACTTTGAGAAGTTCACGAACTGTATCTCGCAAATCAATGAATGCAGTCATACGGTCATAGTCTTTCGATTTTGTATCCATTACTTTGGAAACATCAAAATTTCCAAGCTTGCTTTCGCCGCCTTTGAGATAAATATCGCCCTTATCATCTTTGAAAAAGCTGAACGGGCGAAGTTCAGCAGCAGTCATTGTAACCTGCTTGTCGCTGAATTGGAAAACAGCATTGGTTTTTACCTGAGAAATCTGTGCATTCAGTTTCTGCACCGCTTCATGAATCTGCTGTCGAAGATCTGCACCATCAATCGGAATGCACATTGTATCGTCATTTCTGCCGTAAAGCTTGTTGCCCTCTGCGATCGTACCGAGTACCATTTCAGGATTTTCCGCAAAGTAGCTGTTTACTCTCAGTCCGTCCTCAGTTTTGCCAAGATGTACCCAATCAGGCAGTTCTTCCGGCGGTGCGGAGCGTTTTTGTAAGAAGATAATATCCGAAGTTACTTCTGTGCCTGCATTCGCCTTAAAGGCATTGTTCGGAAGTCGAATCGCACCGATTAAATCAGCTTTCTCTGCCAGCTGCATACGGAAACTTTCGTCTTTCTTGTCAAGTGTTCCCTTAGAAGTGACAAAAGCAACAATACCGCCTTCTTTCACCTTGTCCAGAGTCTGAGCAAAGAAGAAATCGTGCAGTTTGGTTGTGCCATACTGTTTATCCGGAAAATTCAGATCTCCAAATGGCACATTACCAACCGCAGCATCAAAAGAACCGTTTTGAAAATGGGTGCTTTCAAAACCGGTTATCTGAATGTCGGCATCGGGATAAAGCTGTTTTGCAATTCGTCCGCTGATAGAGTCAATTTCAACGCCATAGATATTTGTATGTTCAGCCATTTCTGACGGCATTTTTCCAATGAAGTTGCCGACACCGCAGGACGGTTCAAGAAGATTGCCGCCATTGAAGCCGAACTTATCTAACGCTTCATAGATTCCATCGATAATTGCAGGAGATGTGAAAAAGCTGTCAAGAACAGACTTTCTTGCATCTTCATATTCTTTCGGTGTAAGTGCGTCAGATAGTTGGGCAAACTCTTTGCTCCATTGCTCATTCTCAGAATCAAAAGCCTGTGCAAGACCGCCCCAACCAACGTATTTTGACAGAATTTCCTGTTCTTCAGGAGTAGCCGTTCTGTCCTCACTTTCAATTTGCTTTAATGTCTGAATGGCAAGCAGATTGTTCTTGAATTTGGTTTTTGCACCGCCTTCACCGAGGTTATCATCGGTTATGGTGAAATTCTGCGTCTTTTCATCTGCTTTAATTTGCTGTTCCAATTTTTCATCGGGAGCAGCTATATTTTCCGGCTTAATATCCGATTTTTCTGTTTTAGATCCACGTCGATTCCTGCGGTCAATATCTTTCTGCGTGATATATTTATCATGTTGAATAAGGTCAGCAGTGAGTTTTGCAACTTCCGTCCAACTGAAATCAAATGTTTCCTTGCTGATTCCATTAGCAACACTTCGGAGTGTAAAATGTATGCCTTTTGAGTCATGGTCAACGGAGAAGATATTGCCGTCAGCAGTATGACCGCCTGTGCCATACTCGTTTTTTAGAAAGTCAGCAAATTCCTGATTGCTTGGGTTATTTTCCTGAAAAAATTCTGCAATGCGAAATTTACCGCCCTCAAATCCGCTTCCACGCATGATTTCCTTGTGCAGTTCTTCAAAACGGTTGACATCTGCAACAGGTTCGCCATACTGTACAGGTGTAATGGCTTGTGCGGATGCGGACGGGTTTACAGGTTCTGATTCTCCGAACAGAGTCAGCTGCTCATATTCCTGTTTTCCGTTTCCAAAAGGTTTGAATTCCTTGTCATCCGCTACAAATCCAAGCCCTGCATCGGCAATGGCATTTTCAGAGAACAACGGTGCATCATCAGAAATTTCAGTTTCAGCCGATTTTTCTTTAATGGTTGTATCCGTTTGTTTCAAATCCTCAGTGCTTGCATGACGATCGACAGATTCAACAACCTCAGACAAGAACGTTTCCAGTCCCTCTTGTGGCATGATGACATTGCCGGTATCTCGTGAGAGCATGATTCTTCCTCTGTCCTCATTGATGCTGTCAATATGCCACTCTTTTCCCTGAAATTCAATATCATCGCCAACTTTGAATGGCAAATCAGAAGCTTTTATTGGAATAACCGATGCGATCTCATCATCAGAAAGCGATACCAAATCATTGAAATCAAGTACCGACAGAGCATTTTCATTCATTTCCGCAAGGGAGTTATACTGCTCATCACGAACAACATTGCCATCATACTCAAATATGAGCTTGTACTGTTCCAAATCTGCATACACCTGTATGGGGAGATCATGTTCTTCGTCTGTTGTATAAGCAAGCGAAATATTTGAAAGATCAGAAAACTCAGCTAATTCACCGAAATCTTGGTCGTAGTAGTCGGCAATATGCTGTTTTGCAATATCCAAATCAGACAGTTCTGTAGACTGTGCTTTGTCAGCAAGATAGGCTTCTGCTGTTGCAATTGCAGGCGATTCCGGAAGATCAATTTCTTCAGCTGATACCAGTTCCTCACGCTGTGCAATTTGCAAGTCAAACTCCTGTTTGGCAGATAAAAGCAAATCAAGTTGTCTGCCGTTATCAAGAAATTGGCTGCTATCGCTCTGGTCGAGATAACCAATCAGCAGATCGTTCATTGTACCAAGCTGTGTAATGTCATAATCCTTAGAAACATAGTTTTCAATGACATTTGTCATGTTGTTCCGTGCTGCAATTTCAATAGAGGAAGAAAGAGCCTGTATCTGCTGATTATCAAGCCCCATATTCTGCAAGTTTTCAAGAATCTGATTTTCACAGATCGTTTGACGGAGAATTGCCTGAAAATGCGGTGCATTCTCTTTTTCTGTGGTAAACATAACCTTGCCGTCACGAATTAGTCCTGAAAATTCTGCACCACGCTCGTAAAGCTTCGGTTCAATCTTATGATACTTGTCAGGTGTCAAGGGCGAAATCATAAACTGTCGGTTTCGGATTTCTCTGTATGGTCTGTTACCGATGATTTCTTGTGAAGCCTGTCGGCTATTCTGAATCATTGGTTTTCTCATAACCTTTACAGCATCCTGAATCGCACTTATCTGAGAAATATCAGCCTGAGATACAGTCATTACCCCTTTGCCGCTGGGATAGATTCTTGCTGAAAACGAAATGTTCACTTTATTTGCCAGTTCTGCCATTTTGAGAATGGTTTCTCTGTCCTCGCTGATATAGGATTTCTGAGGAATATATTTGTAGTCTGTATTGCCGATAATATTTTTATCCTGCGGAATATGTTCTTTGCCCGACTTCTGCAATCTGCAAAGGGATTCATCAAGACCTGTAACATTCTTGAAATGGTCAATTTCAGAACTGTTTACCGCAATCATCGTGTTGCTGCCATCGCTGTATGCACAGTAATTCAGCCCCGATTTATCAAGTGCCTGCTGTATCTGCTGAAATGTATCTTCACGCATGACTGCAACGGTTTTATCTCTGTTATCCGTTGCTTCCTGCCAATAAGGATTGCCGTATCGCTTCATTTTGTTCATTCTCCCTTGTAATATGTCATTCCAATCTTTTGCTTCATTTGGTGTTACTCTTTTCATGGCAGGATACTGAGCAATCAGTTTTTCGGCAAACTCGTTTCCTGCCTTATCGTTATCGGTGCAGAGATAGATGTTTTCAGGTGATATTGCATATCGTTTCATCGTTTCCGTGACAACAGAGGGCTTTACACCTGCCATGGAAACCAACCTGTAATCACTTTGTTCAGAGTGCAGATCGGCAAATGAGATTGCATCAATCGCACTCTCGAAAAAATAGGTATTGGCAGGTTCTCCGCTGACTATTTCAAAGCCATAACCGTCTGCTGTGCCTTTGTCAAAGGATTTGAACCGTACACTTACTGACGTACCGACCTTTTCCGCACCGACCAGTAAGCCATTCTCATCAAAAATTTTGAATACTGCATTGCCTGTTTTTTCTTCCTGTGATAATCTTCCCTCAACAGCCAATTTTTCAAGAGATGCGATAGATAATCCACGAACATGGTGCAGATAGTGCATGGCTCTGGATAAATCTTTGCTCTCGTGCAGTGTGATCTCACGATTTTTGGGCGGTTCTGCTTTTGAAATACTGTGGGAGTGAAACGGGATTGCTTTTTCATTGCTGAGTAACTCCACCGCAGAAATAAAATCAAGTCCCATAAATTCCTGTACAAACTGTATGTTGTTACCGCCCTTGTTTTCAGAGAAGCGAAACCACTTTCCAACTTCACCGGCTTCGTTATTTTTGATATGCAGGCTGTCATGTTCTTGCAGAATATACTCTCTGCCAACCTGTTTTAAGGAGAATCCCTGACTTCTCAGAAAATCAGGAAGATTGACAAGATTGGCACGTTCGATCTGTTCCGGCGTAACTCGCATCAAAGTTCCTGCCCTTTGCTTTTAGATCCCCCTTGCTTCGGACTTTCTGCCTTCACTTCCTGAGCAAGCTTTTTCATCTTCTTTCGGCTGAAATAAGCCGGTGCTTCTGATTTTCTTACGGTTACGGCAGATTTGTCACCATCTAATCTTGCAGAGTAGGAAATGCCGTCCTTTTCAAGCTTTTGCATGGTTTCCTGTGCCTCTTTTTCCGACATTGGCTGAATTGCTCTGTCCTCTCTGGGAATCTGTCGGAACACTTCGGGATTTACAAGACGAACGTGTGTATCCTTCGCTTTTTCCTCCGCAGCGTGGAAAGCACTCTCATTTTTCTTGGAAACGGTAATGGTAACACCCTTATCGGTTTCCACCGCCGAAAAAGGAATCTTCTGCTTTTCCAATTCTGTCATTATGATTGCACCCACCTTTGCCGGTTCATTCGTGATCACTCTGTCCTCCGGTGGAATTTGCCTGTAATAGTTGGGATTGATCTTTCGGATTCCCGAACGGGTTTTCTGCGGTTCTTTCTTTTCCGGTGTTGGCTTCTCTGCTTGTTTCTCCACCTGTTTTTCCGGCTGTGCCTGCATGACCGTTTTCGCAAACAGGTTAATCAGTCCGGCATGGGAACTGAGAAAGAGCTTTCTTTTCGTATAGAGTTCCGGTACGTCCTGAAGTGTATCTTTAGCAAAATCTTTGACTTCCTTAGAAATTCTGCCGTCTGATGTCCCTTGCAGAACATTTGCAAGCACAAAGGCGATACGATCGTCAGAAAATTTTTCACGCACATCACGAAGTGCCTGTTCGGAATTCAGGGTATATCGCTCGTAATCATAATTCTGGGAAAGTGCCTGTGAGATTTCCTTTGCACATTCCATATTAGCCTTTGCCGATTCTCGGAAGGATTGCAGTGTGGCATCATCACAAGTGCTAAAATCAATTTCTTCCAGAAATAACGGCACATCGGGACGTTCTTCCTTTTTGCCGTTGTTGATGATGCCGTCGATCATATTGAAGTCATCTTCCATAGACATTTCCGCATTGCGAAGATATTCCGATGAATCCAATGCCACCGTTTCTACCGGCTTGTCCATATCGAAAATCTCACCGCCTGCAAAAAAGTCTGTTTTTTCAATTTCACTTTCCGTTTTTGCAATGGTCTTGTCCACTGTATGGTCGTCTGCTTCCTGAAACTTCGGAGCAGTTTCCAGTCTGTGTATTTTGGCTTCAATTGAGGAAATAGAGGACTTTACCGCTTCGATTTTCTGACTCAGCTTGTATTTCTCCGCCATGGAATCGCTCTTTTCATACTGTTCCGACAGCTTTGCAAGCTTGCTTTTCGCAGTATTCCGGTCGATATTCAGTAAATTCTTTGTGCTGTTACGCAGACCATCCATAGATTCACGGAAAAGTTCTCTGCGTTTCTGCGGATCAGGTGTCAGGAATGATTTGATTACATTGCTGAAATTTCGGAGTTTTTCCGCTTTCAGCTGTACCACAGCAATGCGGCTGTCCAGTTTTGAAATTTTCTCTTGATTTTGCTTTATGCCGTTTTCCAGCTTTGGAATCTGCCTTTCCTGAATTGTCTTGATCTTGTCTGCATTGGCATCTATGATTTTCTGTGCAATTTTCGGCAGCTTTCCATTTTCAATCAGTTCACCAAGCATGGCGTTGGTGGCTTCCAGTTTCGCAACTTTTTCTTCGAGAACAGCGATCTTGTTTTCTGCCTTGCTGATTTTATCCTGCACTTCCGCCTTGTGTTCCTGTAAATTGTCCAGCTTGTCCATGTGATCGTCATAAGCGGCATTGAAAAGGGGCAGAAGCGTTTCACTTTGATGTGCAGATTCTTCAACCTCCGACTGCTGTCTGACTTCTTCATTTTCCTGTATCGGCATTTACGTCACCTCTCAAAGCGTTTCATAGCCGTCAAATGGATTCTGATAGTATCCGTTCTGGTAACTGCTGCGGCTATTCTGCGGATATGGACTTCTGTTGTAGTTTGCAGAATTTCTGTTCTGGTAACCGTTATTTTGTGCGTTACTCTTTTGCGGATTTGCCTTGCTGCCTGTAAAATAGAAGTTGGTCACATAGACATCGGTCGTATAGTGCTTATTGCCATTCCTGTCCGTGAAATTACCGGTTTTGATGCTGCCGTGAACTGCAAACACATCACCCTTATGAAAGAATTTTCCGATGTTCTCAGCGGTCTTGCCCCAGGCAACGCATCGGATAAAGTCTGCCGTCTTGTTGCCATTTGCATATCGGTCTACCGCAAGGCTGAAATTTGTGCAGACATTTCCGTTCTGCGTTCTTTTCAGTTCTATTTCACCGCAAAGCCTGCCCATTAAAGTTACATGATTCATCTTATTCGCTCCATTTCCATATTTCTAAAGTGTGTTTTCTTCTCAGTCGGTTCTTCTCTTTGCACCTGCTTTTCATTCTCTTTCGGTTCATTCTGCAAAAGAATATCCTGTTCCAGAATTTCTCTGATGTTTGCATTATCGCTGTGCCAGCAGTTGACATACGTCTGTGCAAGGATCAGCTGAACATCGATAGGCTTGCTTTCCAGCTGTGACGCCGTCACGCCCAGCACATCAGCAATTTCCGGCAACAGCAATCTTGCATAATGCTGACTTTCCGGTTCAGAGAGAAAGAGCAGCATTTCCTCTGTATACGGCTTCATCGCTCATTGACCATTCTGGCAAGTTCGTTCTTATCCGTACCGATCGCATATTCATACATGAGATTCAGTTTTTCATTTTCAGAAAGCTGCATCAGACTGCTGATCTCCATGCCTGTATTTTCCGCAATTTCGTGCATACCGAGAATGAGTGTTCCTTTTCGCCACAACCTTTCGATTCCTTCATACTGCTTATGTGCCGAAAGTTCGTCACTTGCTTCATAGCTTTTCATGGCATCGCATATTTCAGCCTGTATTTCTTCCGGAAATGAATAGAGGCTGTCAGTGAGAACGCCGAGAACATCTGCCGCTTTTCTTAAAGTTTCCATATTCATGATGATTCCTTTCTTGTTGCCCAGTTGTAATACGTCTTGCCGTTAAACGCATTTTCCGCTACCTTTGGAATTACAATAGTCTTTCTGCCGCTTTTGATATATGACGTTTCTTTCCCGGAAAGCAGAGATTTCAACTGTCCCTCTGAAAGTCCCACGCCATATACTTTGGTAAGATTCATTCCGCATCGTGCGGAACAGTACCAGCCATACTTGCCCTTGATGACAGGCTTGCTGCACTTTGGACAATTCCCGATACTCGGCTGATTTTCACCAAAAGACACGGAATCATCAACAGAACCGTATTTACTTACAAGCTCCGTCACAAATCGATTGATTTCATTCATGAAGCTGTCCGCAGAAAGACTGCCGTGTTCCACTTCAAGCAGCTTATTTTCCCAGTCGGCAGTCAGTTGTGCGGATTTGACTTCATCGGGCATGACATGGATCAGATTTCTGCCCTTGTCAGTAGAAATGATTTTCTTGCCGTCACGCTGAATATATCCGTGCTTTACAAGATTCTCAATGGTGTTGGCTCTGGTGGCAGGTGTGCCAAGTCCCTTTTTCTCTGCATTTTCATCAAATTCTTCTGCCCCTGCGTGCTCCATGGCGGAAAGAAGCGTATCTTCGGTAAATGCTTTTGGCGGAGATGTAAAGTGCTCTGATTTTGCTGCCTTTGCCATAAAAGTCATGCTCCTTTCCAAATCAGGCAGACTCTTTTCGTCCGATTTTTCCGCTTCTCCGATTTTGCCGTCTAACGCTTTCCAACCGGATTCCAGAACTGTTCTGCCGGTTGCAGTAAATGCTGTGTTTTCACATTCGAGTGTCACTTTTACAACACCATACTGATATGCAGAAGCTGAAGCACAAAGCAGACGGAGTGCAACGAGTTTCAGGATATTCTGTTCACCCGCTGCAAGTGCCGAAATGTCACATTTCACGCCGCTTTCCGTTGGAATAATTGCATGATGTCCTGTGACTTTGCGGTTATTGATGACTGCCCTGAGATTCGGTTCTGCAACACTTCCAAACCCAAAACGTTCGCTGATTGCAGGAATGAGAGCATAGGCGGTCTGTTCCATATCATCGGATAAGTACTGAGAATCGGTACGGGGATAGGTGACCAGCTTTTTCTCATAGAGGGACTGCATATAGTCGAGTGTCTGCTGTGCCGTGTAACCGAACTTTTTGTTTGCTTCACGCTGTAAGGAGGTCAGGTCAAAAAGTTTCGGAGCGGATATGCTTCTGACCTCTTTCTTCACATCTGTTACCGTTACCGTTTTGCCATTGCAGGAAGAAACCAGCCTATCAGCTGTATTCTCATCATCAATCCTTGCACTGGCTGCCTTGAAACCAATATCCAGATCTACCGTGAAATACTTTTGCTTGACGAAGTTTGCGATATCCGCATCACGTTTCACGATCATGGCAAGTGTCGGTGTCTGCACTCTGCCTGTATTCAGGTGGGCGTTGTATCGCACTGAAAATAGCCTCGAACCATTCATGCCGACCAGCCAGTCCGCCTTTGCACGGCAGAAGCCTGCCTGATAGAGATTGTCATATGCAGAACTGTTTTTCAGCTTATGGAAACCGTCCCTGATTGCCGATTCTTCCAATGAGGAGATCCAGAGCCTTTTTACCGGTTTTCTGCATTTCACAAGATCATACACATATCGGAAGATACATTCGCCCTCACGGTCAGCATCGGTGGCACAGATGATCTCAGTTACATCACTGCTTGTCATGAGTTCTTTCAGTATTTTGAACTGCTGCTTTGTACTTTCGGATACCTGAAACTCCCAGTTCTCCGGTATCATCGGCAGCTGTGCAAAACTCCATTTTGTAGCCCAGTTTTCCGAATACGCATCGGGAAACTTCAAGCCGACCAGATGCCCGAAACACCAGCTGACAACATAGCCATTACCCTCTAAGCAGCCGTTTTTCTTGGTGTTTGCACCGAGAACCTTTGCGAGTTCTCGGCTGACCGAAGGCTTTTCGCCGATTACCAGAATACTCATACGAAATCATCTCCCATCTCATTGCTGTCACGAAGTGCCTTGTTGTATCCCTTTCCATAACCTTTGCGGTAAAAAATTGTTCCTGCAATTACGGTGGCTCCTGCCACTGCAACTGCACCGATTATTTTGCAAATCCTGTTCATGTAAATCTATCCTTTCAATATTTGATTGGAGTACCATAATTGATCTTTTTGATGCTCTGAATATTGTCAAAACTCAAACCATACCAGTTGTATGAGCCGTAGTTTCCTGTGAAAGAAACGCAGTCCGGCAAATATTCATCGGCATGGATAAACTCCACGATACACTTACCGTCACCGCCGAACGGGTGATACCAACGGTCACCCTTGCTGTCACAAATCTTTACGGTAAACTGTGTACCGTTTTCCAGCGTGATGAGGAATCGGTCACCGCAGTAGCCGAAGAAAGTTCCCATTGCACAGCAGTAATCGCCGTATTCATCACGCATGATACCTGTATTGGTAACAGGATCGGGAACAGCACCCTGAATCGCTGAATAGGACGGATCTCTTGTCAGACCGCTTGCTTTTTCATAGGCAAAACAATCTGTCCAGCCGTCGATGTAGTCATATTCTTCGATCACTTCTACCGCTTCCGTTCTCTGTACCGTTGATGCAAGCAGGTTTCCGTCTGCATCGGAAAGTTCAAACGTGTATTCTGAATTTTCACGAAGTCCTGTTACATAGCAAAGGGTATTGGATTTGAATTCAAAATAGATGTTGTCCACATAGTCATCGTTCACATTTTGGATTGCGGTAACTATGTATTCCGTATCCGCATCGCCGTTCCATTCCAGCTTGATGCAGGATACGGAAATTGTTGCTGCCGTCAGTGTAAAAGCATCTGCCAGTTCGCTTTCCGTGACAGGCGGCGTTGTGGAAACAGCCGTCCTGGTACTTGTGGTCGTTGACCTTGGGACAGATTCCACCGGTATTGCGGATGTAATCTGCGTTGTTGCAGGAACGGCAATGTCCTGTCCCTGCACATTCTGATTCAGATTATAATGACCGCTTCCCAGCACCACAAAGAAACTTGTGCCGATAGAGATCAGTTTGCCGGTTAACATCGTACTAATCGGCATTTCGTTCACCTCTGTTGATCTGAATTACTGCCATTGTGAAAACGCCGATGCTTCCGCCGATAATAAGACCTAATAGGAATTTAAGCATTTGTATTCTCCTTCATTTTCTTTTTCATCATTTTCTGAAACGCTCGGTATTTGCGGGTATACGCATAAGAATCTCCGAATATATTCTGTGCTGCAGTGTACAGCTTTGGTTCATGTTTTCGGATGATCTCCAGTTCTTCTGTCACTCTGGGATTGTATGGACAGCCGACACAGCCCGTGCGTTTCAGTCCATATTCCGTATAGCACCGGGAATGCTGTATTCCATAGAACTCCTCATATGCTTTCTTGTCGCTGTCCGTGTACCAGAATACAGGACGATAAGAATTGCAGCCTTTGGATTTGCTTTCGGAAAAACACGTTTTGTAGCTGGCAGAACGAATTCCGCCCTCTGCCTTTCGCACACCGATAATTTCAAGGTCTGCATCGTATTTTTGAATCAGAAGCTTTGCAGGCTTTTTCTTGGCGTACTCACAGCATTTGTTAGAGATTTTGAAATCCGGCGGATTTGCCATCATAAATTCTTTCAGCCACCTGTTTCTGCCGATAGAAAAGCGGCTCATTTTGACGATTCCATTTTCCGGGGAGTAATAGGCATTGCACCACCATTGCAGGGCGATCTTGCAGTTCGGGTATTTCTCCAGCAATTCCGGCAGTGGCTTGTCCTCCCACTGAAACCCATGCATCTGTAACCGCATGATCTGTTCGCTGACGTATTTGGAGAGAAACGGCTGACCGTATTCCTTACAACAGACTGGAATCGGCTTGCAAGCCTTGATACGTTCGATTTCGATACCATACTTCTTTTCCAGATCGTTGAGATGCTCCTTTGTGGCACGGTATTCCAGTCCGGTATCAATCCAGAAGTAGCGGACTTTCTTTTTTTCATCGACATTTTGTATCACGTCAAGGACAATATCGCTGTCACTGCCTCCGCTGATACTACAAAGCGGTGTGTGGGAACGGGAGAGAACGCTGACCGCCTTGGCGTAGCCGTCAATAATGGCAAAATTTTGGGTATCGAGAGAAGATTCAAACGCTTTCGACATTTTTCAATCCTCCCAAGATATGTGCAATCACATCTACTGTCCAGCCATTGCCGATACACTTATACCGCTGGGTATTGCTGATCCCTGCGGTGTAGTTGTCAGGTAACGTCTGCAAACGTTCTGCTTCCACAGGTGTCAATTTTCGGATCACATAATCACCGTCCGGCAGGTCTATCTTGTAAAGTCCGGTTTTCGCACCCATTCCGCCGCCGTTTGCCGTCATTGTGATCGATTTGCCGCAGACAGAATAAATCCGCTGTCCTTGACCGCCGTTGCCAATCTGACCAATGCGAATGGGAACGGCGATCTTCTGACAGCTTTTCTCTGCTTTGTGAACCGGAAAAAGGTTAGTCCCAGCCTTGTAGTAAGTTGCAGGAATGGTATGAGATTTGCCGTTTACTGTTTCCACAGGAACAGCCACCATAGTACGCTGCTTTCGTTCCAAAGTGTTATGAAAAGCGGCACCCTGATATCTGGCTGTGACACAGTAGCTTTTATTCTGCCAAGAAACACCGTTCTCCAGTACATCCTGCAGCAGAATGCCTTTGTCCAAAGGTTGTGTAACATGGGGAATATTCGTCCAGTAACAACGCTTTCGGTGCTGTCCTGACACCAAGGAAGAATTGATGACAATTGGCTCAACACCAAGTGTTTTGGAAATCTCATTTTTGATATTCCGGTGAATGGAATGGTTATTCTCATAGAGAAAATACCGGCACTCCGATTCCTGTAAGGCTCTCACATATTCACTGAAAAGTTTGAACCCTTCGCCGTCACAGGAAGTTTCTCTGCCTTGTTTTGCGATAGACCAGTATGTACAAGGAGAACCGCCAAGCAGCAGGTCATATCCCTTGAATTTTCTGAAATCACCGTCAAACACATTTCCGTGATGAACAATCTCAGGGTGATTTCTGCTTGAAACCGTTATGGCATATTTGTCAATTTCAAAGGCATCATAGGCTTCTACAGAAATCCCTATGCGTTTGAGTGCCACCATTCCGCAGGAGATGCCGTCAAAAAGGCTCAGTACCCTCATACTTCATCGTCCTCATCTGTCACACTGCCGTAGTCATCGTCATAATCTTCCTCAAAGTCCTCAGCACCGGTATTTTTCTTCTTGCCGAATTTGCCCTTTTTCAGCACAAGAACAGCACCGCCGATCACAGCCAGTATACCGACTCCAACAAGAATGAGTGTATTGCTGTTCATAGACGGAGGCTGTTTGGTGGTGGCTTTTTCTTCTGCACGCTCTGTTTCACCGGTGGCTTCTTCCGCACGGTCAGAAACATCAGCCGTCACACCGTCGTTGGTGGCTGCATCCGCATATTTCTTTGCCTGTTCCGCAGGGTCTTTTTCTTCTTCTCCCTCGTTGCCTGCGTAGAGCAGAGAATACAGATCGAAATCGTCTACCTTGTTCAGAAAGAATACATTGTCCTCATCACCCTCCGCAGAATAGTTGATCAGGATGTAGAACACATTGCCGTCTTTGGTGGTGACAGCAATAAACTGCATTTCTTCGCTGTCATAGATGATCTTTTCATGCTTAATGAGCGTAGCGTTGCCGTCTGTGTCATAATTCTCATCTGCATAATAGTCATGTCCAGCGTTATCAGTTTCATCATCGCTGTTTTCCATTGCTGCCTTGTTGTGCTGAATCTCATCAACCAACTTCTGCATATCTTCTTCACCAAGTTCCATATTTGCTGCAGAAGAATCGTCTGCCATTCCTGTAATTGCCGTTGTTTCTGCTTCTTCTGCAAATACAGGAATGGCATTTCCTATACTTGCCAAAGTCAAAGCCATTGCAGAAAATACTGCCGCAACCGATTTTTTAGTGTTCCACATTTTTTCTATCCTCCATCATGATCTTTTGTTCATGCACCACGGAAGAAGCAGCAGTCAGCTTCGCAATAATCTCCTCCGTGGTCATGCCGTTGTCATGTAAAAACTTTTTGAGTGCTTCCACTTCAAGCATTTCTCGCTTGGCTTTCAGTTCCTCAAGAAGCTGCTTGTCCTGGTTGATCTTTTCTTCAAGCTTCGGAATTTTCTTGTTGAGAGCATCCAAAGCAGTTTCTTTTCTTGTCATTTTCATGCTCCTTAGTAGAGTACCAGTCTTGGGTCAATGTAGTCCCAGCCGTAACCGTCCGTATCAATCTCAATATGGAAATTGACATTCGTATTGGTTGTTTGTGCAAACATTTCGCCCTCATGGATCGTATCGCCCTCCGAATAGCCATTCAGAAGAACAGCATTGGCGATCGTCACTTCTGTATCTCGCTTTGTTCCGCCGGAACCGTCATACCAATACTGCACATCATCTTTTCGCAGGGTGATCTTCTGATTGGCAGTATCAACATCCTTGATTTTGCAGTCAAACGGAGCATAAAGCTTTGCACCGGTATTGCAGTAATATTTGATTCCCTGATACAGACCGTGATTGGTTTTGTTCCATTCCCACATATCGTAGCCAAACGCCTGTTTGACCGAATAATTCCGAATGGTATCGCCGGAAAGCATATTGCGAAGTGTCTGATGATTTCCATAGAGCGTTTCCGAACCGCTTTCCTGACCTGCAAGAAGCTTGTAGTATTCCAGTCGTTCTTCCTTATGGGATTGACTTTTCAGCTTATCTTCGATTACCTGATCAAAGGTTTTCTTTTGTTTGACGTTGTAGTAGAGATTACATTCCGTTTTCCAGTAATACTTTTCATAATAGCCGTACATACAGGCATCATTTATGGTATCATTCCAGATATGCGTATCGGTCGGCGAAACCAAAAACCAAGCATCATTTCCATTCCAGCCCCAGAAAGAGCGATCGTATCGGGTGTCGCCCTTCATGAAGAAAAATTTCTGTGCATCGTTGTCGATGAAGTAAAACGGTTCTTTTGTGCCGGAATAATAGCGGTGATCCATAATCATGAATCCTGTCAAAGCATAGTCATCGTTCGGATTCAGCACTCTGTAGTCCGCATTGATACAGACGTAACCCTCGCTGTCAAAATACTGACTGAGTTCAGACGTATAGGCAATAGGTTTGAAACGATATTTGTATGGTCTGCCGCTGTAGATAAAGGCGTTTTCTTCTGCCCTGTAATATGTGCCGGTTTCTGCATTTCCGCCGCCCCAGTAGTTGTAATTGGGAAGTTCCTCCCAGCGAGATTTATTGTCATACCAGTAGACAAACGCATATTCTGCGTTGAATATTTCTGTCAGCAAGTTCTCTGTATCACTTCCATAACTCCAGTACTTGATGTCGCCGTTGCTGTCTGTATCAAAGTCATAGTAATAGGCACACAGGAACGACCACAGCTTGTACACATCGAAATCATAGACCGGATCCCAGTCATAAACGGAAGAACGTCCCCAATACCAATTGTCGGGATCGTCTTTGAGGTTACGCTTGTTTGCTCCGAAAGCGGCAAGACCGTTTTTCCAGTCTGTATCACTGCTGACTTTCAGAATCTTCTCATTCATGTCATAGGCGAGTTTTGTGTAATACTTTTCCGCTTCCGACAAGTCATAATCCTGTGAAGCGTATGTACCGAGTACAAAACCGGAACTTCCCAGAATCCCTGAAAAGATCATGAGAATGAATGCCAGCACTAAGGCGATAATGAGAATTGGAACAAGGCAGGCGAGCAGAACGGCTCTGGCTTCCTTGTTGTAGATGTTTTTGATAAATTGAAAAGCCTGCCGGAGTGCATTTTTCAGTCTGTCCCCAAGGGAATTTTTGGGTTGCTTTTTCAGCTTTTTTCTGCGTTTTACCTGTTCGCCCTTGCTTTTCAGCTTGTCCTCACGCTTTTGCAGTTTCCGATGCTGATCTGATTTCTTCTGTTCCAGTTTCGCTTTCTTTTTCTGATTTCGTTCTTTCCGACGATACGGCTTCATTTTTTCTGCCGCTTGATCTACACCGTGGCGTTTCACAGATTCCACCGCAGAGAGAAAATCATTGTTCTCATCGGCATGAACTGCTTTCTGCCAGCCGCTTGCCGCAAGCCGTTTGCCCGTGTAGTTGGCAGGCTTTAAGACCAGCGGTGCAGGACGGCTTAAATCAGCAATTCGCCGCTGCTTTTTGAGTGTCTTTGCCTGAAACTGCTTTTCCTTTTTCAATTTCTGAGATGCAGTTCTGATTGTTTTGGATTCGATCTGGAACTGCTTTTTTCGCCTTTGGAATCGCAGTACGGCAACATTTTTGCTGAACGGATCAGATAATTGTTTTTTCTTGAAATGCTTGAATGATTTCTTACATTCTCCGAATATTTGCTTTTTCTCTTTCAGTTCCTTGTGTGACTTCGCAAGCTTCGGCTGATACTGTTCGCCCTTGAAAAGCTTATATTCCGCCTTTTGCAGACGGTATCGTGCCTTTTCCAGTTTGAACTGCTTTTTCTGCTTGAAATGCCTGCGTGTGCCGTGAACTGCATCTTTTGCAATGACAAGCGTTGCAATTGTGCCGCGGTGATAGTCATCTACCGCTTCCTGTCGGTATTTCTGTTGTAGTTTGTACCGTACATTTCGTTCTGCCGCTTTGGTCGTCTTAAATGTAACGGTTTCCGCTCCAAGAGCCGTACTCTCTGCGGTATGCCATGCCGTATGGGCAGTGCGGTTGACCAGCTGTGCCGATCGTTTCAGAACTTTTCCACGGAATGTTTTCGGCTTCAGGCTGTCAAGAGATTTTGTGACCGACGGCTTATCGCCGGTGAACCTCGTCTGGAAGCGAACGGCTTTGTGAATCAGACCGTGACCTGCATAACGGCTGCTTTTTTCCCCTCTGCGGATATGGACAGTGGTCTTGAATTTGCCGTCTGTATTCGGTTTGCGGACAAACTGCACCTGAAACTGTTTCTGGGATCTGCTGTATTTGCGGAGTTTCTTTTCCGCCTTTTCCGCCTTTTCCAGCTGATGATGCGTTCTTTGTAAATTCGCCATATCGCACCACTCCTGCCTATTTCAGCTGCTGTTCCAACGGTTTTGTGGTAAGCAGGCTGTACATCACGGTATCGGTCGGGAAATTGTCCGTAAACGGCAGGATCACTTTGTCGTAACGGATCAGACCTTCACCCGGTCCGCTGTTGGTGACAAACTCCATTTGCTGTGGGCTGATGTGCAGTTTTTCCGCCAGAATATCACGGTCGCCGGCTGCCTGGTTCAGCATATATACAAAGTCCGAGTTGTCGAAGATGTTTTCCACCTCCGCACTGGACAGCAAGTCCTTGACGTTCTGTGTAATACCCGTCGGCACACCGCCCCATTTACGGAATCGCTTCCAGATCTCAGCGGAATATTTCGCCGTCTGTTCTTCTTTTAACAGAAGATGAAATTCATCGATGTAATAGCGTGTGACCTTGCGTTCCGCACGGTTCAGTGTCACTCTGTTCCACACGTTATCCTGAACGATCAGCATTCCGACCTTTTTCAGCTGATTGCCCAGTTCCTTGATGTCAAAGCAGATGATACGGTTGTTGAGGTCGATATTGGTTCTGTGATTGAACAGATTCTGCGAGCCATCGACATACATCTCAAGAGAATTTGCCACACGAAGTGCAATTTCTCCCTCTCTCACAAGTGCCTGATGCAGATCGGAGAGGATCGGCATCTTTTCTCTGGACGGCTGATTGCGTAGAAAGTCCATATAGATGGCACGGACACATCGGTCGATGACCGAGCGTTCCTCAGCGGTCAATCCATACTTACCGCCCACAATGATCTCACAAAGGGAAATGATAAAGTCGGACTTTGTGGAGATCGGATTCTCGTCCATATTGCCCTCAAAGTTAATATCCATGGGATTGATATACTGTTCTGAGCTGCTTGCTATTCGGATCAGCTGTCCGTGCAGATGCTGTACTAACGGGAAATATTCGCCTTCAGGGTCGCAGATGATAATGTCATCAGTTGTTTTCAGAAAGCTGTCTAAGATCTCTCTTTTTACACTGAATGACTTACCAGAACCCGGTGTGCCTAAAATCAGCCCATTTGGATTTTTGAGTCTGCTTCTGTTTGCCATGATCATGTTGCCGGAAACGGTGTTCAAACCGTAGTATGTGCCACCGACCTGAAAGAGTTCCTGTGTGGTGAACGGAACAAATATCGCAATTCCCGATGTGTGCATCTCACGGGAAACCTGTATCTTATTGATACCCAGCGGCAGAGAAGAAGAAAGATAATCTTCCTGCAAGTAGTCACAGGGCATCAGGGTACAGTTGTTCTTCTGACAGATTCTTTTGAGTAACTCTAACTGCAATCCCAGGTCTTTCTTATTTCTTGCATAGTTTCGTATCGTAATGGAGATATGAAACAAGCGTTCATTCTTGCTGTTGAGGTCATCCAACAGCTTTTCCAGATCCGTAATGTACATTTTGATTGCCGGAGGAAGAATATCCGGATCGTAGCCTGCTTTGGAAGCTTTCTTCTGTTCGTCAATTTTCATAGACTCCACAGCAGTCAGCTTTGTCTTGACAAATTTGAGTGCCGTGATCTGATCCAGCGGTGTAACGTGCAGATTGACACAGAAAAGGTGCTGTAATTCGAGAAAATCGGAAAGAATCGTATCCGGCAGTTCTCCTGCAAGAATGTTCATTCCATTGATCGCACCGAAAGAAGCACCAATCTCAAAGTTTTCCTTATTGAATTTCATGCCGGACGGAGCGATAAAGTCCTTGGTATCCCAGCCTGCTTTCAGCATCTCATGCCAGTCAAAAACAAAAGGTTCACTCTGAAACGGGTTCAGGCTGTAGTAGAGAGTTTCCAGTCGTTCCTTTCCGCTGAGTGCCTTTGCTTCCACATTGAAGCCCTTGAACATCTTGATAATCTCTGTCTGGATATTCAGAAGTTTGGGTTTTGCCTGTTTATAAGAATTAGCCTCAATGGTGAAAGTCAAAAACTTTCTGCATGACTGTCCATTTTTGCCCGACAACAGTTTTGATGTCAGCATTTCGGAGTATTCTGCACGAATCTCGTTAAAATCGTCCTTCTGTGCAGGAATCTGAATTTGCTTGACCAGTCCGTCCTGACTTCTGTTCTGATTTTCAAAGGTGAGCTGAAATGTGACGGTATTGTCAAAGTAATTGATCAGATCGCAGTACTTTGAGAAAATGCCGTTTTGTTCCTCAAATTCAGCAAGCTGATAATTGGTATCAAAGAACTGAATGGTCTTTGAAAATCTATGATCATCGATCTGGCATACGCCATCCCTGAACATCTGCGTATAGCCGATCGTATTCTGTGTGGACGAAATATCGTCCTTATATTTCTTGATCTCGTGCATTCGTGCCAGAATGACTGCCTTATCATTTTTGTCAATGTTAGAAATTGGCTTTTCAGCGGCAACTTTTGCTCCTGACCTGAGATCTGTTTTCTTCTTATTTTTCAAGCCTACTTGCTCCTTTCTATCTTGTCCAAAAGCTTTTTCAGCTTGGTATATTCTATCTGTCTTTCGATACATTCGTATAGATTGACCGTTCTGTAAGTTCGCTTTCTCGGTCTTTTGAAATAGCGGAACATATTTTTGATGGTCTGCTCGAAAAAGATCCCGTTTTTCTTATACAGTCCGCAGATGAGGGCAGGTGCGGCTACCGCACCCATGGCAAAGATCGCTCCTGAAACGCCAAGGGTACTGCGTGTCAGGAAGAAAAGCGGAATTCCCAGCACACCGCCGATTCCAAACGAAACTACCTGTCTTTTGGTCAGTCCGAACATGAACTTCTGCTTGATGTCATTCAAGTCTTTTGGTATTTGTACATAATGTGCCATTCATAACCTCCTGAAGATCAATGTGCATTGAAAATAGATTTTGAAACAGCACCTGTACGGAGTACCGTAAAGATCAGTGCCACCGTATATCCCAGAAGCATTGCCATTTGCAGAATAATACCGTCTGTACTGCTGTTCAGCGATGCAATGGCATTGGAAAACAGCGTCTTGAAGATACCAAGTGCAATGATGATAAAGAATCCTTGAAAGGATAATGCCAGAAGCTGTTTGATCCAGTTCTTTCCGATTCCTGACCATTCACCGCTATCCAGCATGGCTGCCATGGGAATCGGTGCAACGCCTAAGTACATAAAGACCTCAATGATACGGGAAGCAAGCACAATTACAATGGCAACCATCATAATCATTACACCCAAGTGAACAATCAGCGAGATAAACCAGACAGTTATCAGTTCACCAAGTCCCAGACTGTTCAGAGCCGATTTTTTGAGTGCCAAGTCGGTTGATAGAAAATCTCCTGTACCGAACAGCGTTGTAATGCCGTTGGCACAAGCGTCTGTTCCGAACGAAAACAGGGCAGATGCGATATAAAATACGTTCGATACCAAAATGACACCACATAAGGCTTTGATAATCCATTTGATAAAGATGGAATCATCAAAATCCTTAAAGTTATTTCCACGAATCACGGTCTGTATCAGATCATTGAGTAATATGATGACAAGAATGAAACCGCCGATGGGGACTACAACGTTATTGCAAAGCGTTTCAATCGTTGACCATATGGTTGTTCCGCCGCTTGCAGAACCGGAAAAACTTGCAGGATGTCCTGTCAGAAATGTGGAAATCAGACCGCCGTCTTCTGTAGTTTTGTGAAAGGTTTCTGTCATCAGATCGGATATACTGTCAAACTGCGATTTGATACCGTCCTTGAACAGATTCTCACACCATTCCTGTAAGCTGTCGATCGCATCACTTATGACGCCCATTCTCTCACCGTCCTTTCCTTATGCCGGCTGCCCACACACCACCCGCCACGCAGCCGTTAAAAAATTCGGTCAGATTAAACGGCACCTGTCATCATGCTCTGAAGAACCGGAACGAGGACGATTGCAAGGAGAATCAGTCCAAGACCAGCCATAAGTTGCTTCATGCCCTGCGATTTCGCACCGGGGTTATCGTTTCCGTAACCTTCAAGAAGGTTGACAACACCCCACACACCGACACCTGCACCGATCAGGCAGATCACGGATTTCAGTACGGTACAAGCCGTACTGATGAAAGAAGAAGTATCTACTTCACCGGTAGCAGCAAAAGCCTGTGTGGTACACATCGCCGCCATAGAGGACATTACCGTTGCAGTGAGGATTGCTTTCTTTGCGAAGCGGCTTCCTTTGGTGAGCCACTTGTGCTTTGGCTTTGTGCTTTCGACCGCAGTATCAGAAACTGCCGTCATGACATTTACATTTTCCATCGTAATTTCTCCATTCTGTATAAGTATTTATCTGTTGCTGAAAACAGGAATCAAAAAGCTCTGTCTATGATGTGGTTTTTCTTCGGTATTCGCTGCTTTCAGGAAAGATCATCGTTTCCGTCCGTTTCATACACTTCTACTTTTGTGGTGCTTTTCAGTGTCAGATAACGTTTTTCCCGTTTTCTGACAAAGGCTGCAATGTCAAATTTCGCTTTCGGATTATCGTCCAGCAAAAGATGATAGTGCTTATGTTTTGTAATATCAAACTTATCTGAGAAGAACGGACGAACACCTCTCAGCTGTAAGATACATTTGCCGCCGTCCATGACAGCTAATTCGTCCTGTGACTTCAATTCCTTGCCAAGTTTCTGATAATTCAGCCCATAGCTTTCAGACTGACCTCTTGTGTTGGAGGTGTTAAAACTGTCAATCGTTTCTTTTCCAAGCGATTCCGAGATTTCCTTGAGAGTGGATTTTTCTTTACCGCCGAGAAACAGAGTAGTATCGCAGTTGCCCTCAATGGTATCCGCATTGTCTTTGTAAATTGCCTTTAGCTGAGATTTTGCCTGCAAGATGATGCTTGCAGAGATCTCACGGCTTCGGATCGTTGCAATCAGCTTTTCAAACTGCGGTATTTCGCCGATATTCGCAAATTCATCGAGCAAGCAGCGAACATGGTAGTTCAGCTTGCCGCCCTCTGAATTGTCCGCTTTTGTGCATAAAAGATTGAATAACTGCGAGTACATGATCGCAACCAGAAAATTGAATGTTGCATCGGTATCCGAAATGATAACAAAGAGTGCAGACAGTTCATCGCCCAGCTTGTCCAGACCGAGTTCGTCATAGCTTGTGATTTCTAAGACTTCATCAATGGCAAATGGAGCTAAGCGTGTGGAACAGGAAATAAGGATCGACTTTGCAGTTTTTCCTGCGGCAAGTTTGTAAGCGTGATACTGCTTGCAGGCGAATGCCCCCAGTCGTTTTTGTTCCTCGTTCGGCTGATTTGCTTTCATTTCCTGAAATTCATTGCTGATTTCCATATCATTGGGAAAATCATCGTTGATCCAGCATTCAATAAATGCAAACAGTCGGTCGATCGCATTCTGAAATGTTTCATCATCCTCACGGCATTCCGAAGAATTGATCATTTCAATCAGCGTTTCAAAGTTCTGTTCTTCCGGCGGATTGATCGTAAAGATCATAGCGATATATGCAGTGTAAAGCAGCTTTTCTGCCTTTACCCAGAAGTCATCGCCGCCGTTTTGCTGAGAACTCTGCGTATTCCTAACGAGAACGTCCACAAATTTCAGAATATCCTTTTCTCTGTTCTTTTTGGAGATATAGGCAAAGGGATTGTAGTGCATGGACTTGCCGAAATCAATAGTATTGAACACCTTGATTCGGTACGGCTGATAGGATAGATTGCCTTTTTCGTCCTTGTACGGTCTGCCACGTTCCAGCATTTTACCGCATTCAATCAAAACCATGCCTTTCGGGTCGGTTACGATATATGAGGAGTGCATCTGCATGAGATTTGGCTTTACGAAAAATCTCGTTTTACCGGACCCGGAACCGCCGATCACCAGAATATTCTTGTTTCTGGCGTACTTCGGGTGAGATGGCTTTCCCATGGTCAAGCCCTCTGTCTGTGTGAGAATGACGTTGTTGTCTTTCTCTTTGAAGTCCATATATGGCTCAATATCTTTTTCCGTACCCCATACGGCAGAGCCATACTCTGTGCCTTGCCGGAACTTCTTTTTGTTGGCTGCTCTCATTTTCATCACAAATTTCATAACAACGCCAACAGCAATTCCAACCAGCAGATCAACCGGGTGAAAAGATGGAATGATATGGGCAAACGCTGTGCCGAGATTGTTCAGGGCAGGGAGTATCTTTTCCGAAACGTACTTACCCTCAGCTGTCCGGAACGAAAAGCTGATGATGTTACCGGCATAGCCGAAAATGACATAGGCAAGGTTGTTGAGAACGAGTTTTTTTATCTTTCGAGAATCCATTCCGACCACCTTAATGCGTCATTTCCTTAGACTTCTCACGGACTTTTTCTTTCTTCTTCGGTTCATGAGAAACCTGTTTTGCCATATCTTTGATCTGCTGTCGGGTGATCTCCGCACGGGGTTTTGTCAGTTCGCCCTGCTTTTCGCTGGCGAACTCCTGAAAAGCCCTCTTGAAATCTTCCATTTTTCCTGCCTGAAAGAAAACATGAAAAGTATCGCTGCCTGCTTCTTTTTTGACGGCATAGTCAATGTCATATTTCTTTGCCACGCTCAGAAAATCCTCAATGCCTTTGATCTCCACGTTTTCCAGCTTGCCGGAATGCTCCGATAGCTTTTTCATGGAAACTCTGCCTTTTCTCTGCGACTTTCCAGAAAGAAAATCCTGCATGGCAGATTTCAAAGTATCGACCGTAAATTCTCTGCTTCTGACCGACAGATCTATTGTTTTTCGCAAGCCTTTTTCAAAGTCTGTACTCATTCCGGAAACTCGAATACTGCGTCGATGTTCTCATGCAGCCATATGGAAAAATCATTTCTGACAGCATGAAACTTTTCTGCATCGTCATACTCTGCAATCACGATACCGTTTTCCGTATCGCCTTTCAGATAGACCATGAAGCCGTATCCGCTTCCGTCATCGTACTCACCGCAGGTCACACAGGAAACCGCATTGGTATAGTTGAACACGCTTCTGTCCTGCGAAATGATCGATAAGGTCATACGCTCACTCCTTTCCCGCTTACTATTTTCAGTTTAGCAAAATGAAAAGCTTAAATCTCTCAAGTATTTTCAAGTGTTTTTCAGCTTGTTAAAGTTGTATGCAGCTTTTTTAAGTGATTTTCAGTAAAGAAAAAAGCTTACTTTTGACAACCGAAAACAGTTTTTATATTGAATTTTCAGATGATTTATGGTATAATACAGACAGTCATCATATCAAAAAAATAAAGTTGCGACACTGTCACAACTTTTTAAGAAAGGAATTTTTATGAGCGAGTTGATGAAATACGCAGAGTCTGCTGATCTCTATTCCAAAATATCAAATCTCATAACCGCAAAAAAATATACTGTTTCACGTGCTGTCAATTCAGCCATTGTCTTTCTCTATTGGGAGATCGGCGAAACTATTTGTAAGGATATTTTGCAGAATCATAAAGCAGAGTACGGGAAAAATATTATAAATGAAGTTGCAAAACAGCTGTCTCAAAATTATGGAAAAGGATTTGACCGAACAGCAATTTTCAGAATGGTGCAGTTTTATCAAGAGTTTCCTGATAAAGAAAAAGTTGCGACACTGTCACAACAATTGACTTGGTCTCATTTTGTAGTTTTGCTTCCAATCGAAGATGAATTAAAAAGAGACTTTTACGCTGCTATGTGCAAATCAGAAAATTGGAGTGTTCGTGTACTGAGAGAACGTAAAAACTCTATGCTCTATGAACGCACGGCTATTTCCAAAAAGCCTGATGAAACAATCAAAAACGATATTGCACTTCTTATGGAAAAAGATAAAATGTCATTGGATCTATTTTACCGTGACCCTTATGTACTTGATTTTCTCGGATTGAAAGATACATACAGCGAAAAAGATTTGGAAAATGCAATTTTGTCTGAACTTGAACGATTTATACTTGAAATGGGCAGTGATTTTGCTTTTATGGCAAGACAGAAACATTTCGTTCTGGACGGAAAAGATTACTACATGGACTTGCTTTTCTATCATCGTTCGCTCAGACGACTTGTTCTTATTGAATTAAAACTTGGTGCATTTGAACCTGAGCATAAGGGACAAGTTGAACTCTATCTGCGTTGGCTGAAAAAGAATGAAATGTGCGAGGGAGAAGATGATCCGATTGCTTTGATTCTTTGTGCAGAAAAATCACAGGAAACAGTAGAACTTATGGAATTAGATAAAGGAAGCATCCACGTTGCACAATACCTGACAAAAATGCCGCCGAAAAAATTATTGGAAGAAAAATTGGCAATTGCTATTGAAAATGCTAAGGAACAGCTGGAACAAAGATAATATCTATATAGAACAAGACACTGTAAAAAACACGCAACAAAGCCCGTGGATCACCTTGATATGGAAGCCTATGGAGCTTTAATGCAACATACAGCAAAAAAGAGCTGTCTAATCTTGAAAAAAGGGTACAGCAAACACACCGGCAAAAAATGCAGAGCTTTTTTAGCAAATATTAAAATGTTGAAAAATATTTTTTCAGGCTGCTTTTTCGATTACGATCTTCTTCATATAACCGGTTCCACTTGATGATACCGTTTGTACCTTCAGATTGAATGCTTCTGTTCATTCTGAGAAGTGCTCTGTGAATACAATTAAGATTGTTTAAAACCTCTTTGTGAAATGTAGTCAATTCTTCATTTATGCGGACTATGCAATTTCCCCGTTCTCCCATATTGTTTCCTTTTATTGGTCTGCTGTAAGCATAATGAAATTTTCTGTTGTTAGGACATATCAGATCACCATTTTGATCTACGCGAAAATTCACTGCCCTGTATGAATCATTATGGTATTTAATATTTTTGCTTTCTTTTTCATACATGGTGAATTTCATATTTTTTTCATTCCATGTTCTTCACAGTACAAATAGTTGTTGAAGCTTCCACAGCCTGCGTCGGCAACTGGATATTCAAGATGCCTTCCGTATAATCTGTGAATTTTTTTCATAAGTGGAATAAAATAATCCATATTCGAAGCATACTGCTTTACGTCGTATACAGCAATATACTCATCACAAACGCCAAATTGTATGTTGTACCCGGAACCAGTTGATCGTTTCCCATATAGTCTTTTTTCATATGCATACATATGCATAATTGTTGCATCATGGTCTGTTTTGGAATAACTATTTCGTTCATTGCCGTACATTTTCATGTGATCTGCATACTTTTTTAGTCTTGCAATGTAATTTGTAAGCTGTTCCGGAATTTTATGATGCCCCGTCCTCTGACAGCAGAAGCAGGATCCAAACCACAAAGCTGTATATATTGCTTTAATATCTGTTCGAGATATTCGCTGGTATATTCTTCACGAACTCCAAATTTTACACCAAATACGGCTATTCCTGTATTTGGTGGCGTTGGCTATGATCTTTGTTCCGTCTATGTACATATGATCCATATTACGGCAACAGCATTTACTTATTTTGAAAGAAGTAGTAAAATAGAGATATGGAATAGAAGAACTAAAAGAAAAAATCAAAAGCATCCGAGAGCCGAGAAGAACCGGATACGGAAATATCTGGCATAAGCTAGAGGATATCATAATCATAGGACTGTGCACCATCATATGCGGAGGGGAAGATTTTGCCGATATGGAGGCGTTTGGCAAAAGTCGTCAGGAATATCTGGCGAAATTCCTTAAACTTCCGAATGGGATACCCGACAGTGATACATTCAGACGAGTATTTGAAAAACTGAACCTGTCTGAACTTTCGTCATGCCTGATAAACTGGATATCGGTCGAAAGAAACAGCCGGGGAACAGTTGCGATAGACGGAAAAACGATTTGTGGGAGCGGAAACGATAAGCATAGGGCATATCATGTTGTCAGTGCATTTGTGGCTGAAAATCAATATTAGGCGAAATTTGCGTTGAGGAAAAGACGAATGAGATAACTGCTGTCCCCGAACTGCTTGATTTGATTGATGTGAAAGGTGATATCGTAACAGCTGACGCTATGAGCTGTCAGAAGAAAATTGTAGAAAAGATAATTGACAGGAAAGCGGATTATACGATCGGATTAAAGCAAAATCAGCCTGCATTGTACAAGGATACCGAGGACTATTTCAAAGAATTTTCCGCCAATATTTCTTCAAAAACTACAATCGAAAAAGGGCATGGAAGAATTGAAAAAAGAGAATATCAGCTTTTAACGGATTTATCATGGCTGGAACAAAAGAATGAATGGAAAGGATTGAATGCACTTGGCTGTGCAAGGTCAACAATTGCGGAAAATGGAGAAATCCGTGAATTTACGAGATATTTTATCACTTCACTTACAGATCTTGAAACATTTGCTGATTCTGTAAGAAAGCATTGGTCTATTGAAAACCAGCTTCACTGGTGTCTTGATGTTGTTTTTCGTGAGGATGCCTCAAGGGCAAGAAAGTACAATTCTCCGCTGAATCTTAATGTTTTACGTAAAACTACACTGAACCTGATTTCTCAAGCCCAGTATAAACGCATCGGCAAAAAGCGACTCATGTTTAGAGCTGCTCTCGAACCTACGCTTTTTCTTGATATTCTTTTTAACCCTTCTTCTGTTTCTCCTCAAAAGTAAATGCTTTTGCCGTGCCTAATTCAACTAGTATATTGACATTCGGATTAAATTGACATTCGGATTAATATATGCTATACTATATTCTATAGAAAGGCCATATAGTCAGCCTCAGCGAACAAGTGCATTTTGCTTATTTTGGGACTGCTTTTCATTTATGCTGTTTATCAATACACATAATCGGATTGATATATAAATGCATTTCCGTATGGTGATGCCATAATTAATTTTGGTCAAAAACAAAACCTATGAACGAATGCGATTTGTTATAGGATTATTATCAATAATGAGAAGGATTGCATTATGGAAAAAAACATATTAAACCCTAATCAGTCTGATAAAACAAACGAATCTCAGATTTCTGAGAATATGACTAGAGAGTTTGAAACGGTTGACTTGCCGTTTTTTGGATGCGATTTTGATACAGTATATCCCACAATACAATCACTACTACCAAAAGAGTCAATTACATTTGACAGATTCGGAGAAAGTGTTGCTATAATGTGTGAAATTATATGTGCATCTATTTGTCACAAGATTAATTGGGATTATTTGAGAACTAGAGTATATGAGAAAACACTTAAGAATTCAGAGTGGCTACTACCAGATAATTTGAAAACTGTTTCTGAAGATGAGGTATACGAGTTATTGTGTACATATGAAAAAAAAGAGAGGATTCGAGCGGATGAACGCGCAAAAATATTGAGACAAATTGGTTTATGGTCAAAACACTATTTGCAGATTAAAGATGTTTTTATGGACAATAAAAGATTATTAGATTATGCAGATGTTCATTCTAATTTGTTTAAATGTGATGTGTTTTCAAGTGATCCTCAAGAGAAAAAACTACAACTTTTGATTCAAAAAGTATCGTTTATTAATGGTTTTGAGGCATTATCAAGTTATTATCATCCAGCAATTGACTATCATCTCATTAGAAGTTATTTACGAAGAGGAATAATAATATGCAAAACCAAGAAAGCATGGGATTATATCAATAATGTTGAGGCAAACCGAACTGAAAGAACCGTTGCAGCAATTCGTATGCATTGCTCAAATATGATTAATGCAATTAGTCTATATACACATTTAGATATTAGTACAATTAATCTTATAGAGTGGCATATTGGACGTTCAGTGTGCATGCAAGAAAAAGCAGATTGCAAATTGGAAACTAAGAGTTCCGAATGGTTAAAGCCTAAATTTGAAGTTTGTCCATTTTATTATACTTGTACAGCAAGATGTTATAATCAGAGCTACTTAAACATTTCAGAACCCAATTATAATGGAACAAGTTATTAATACAATAATGGAGGGTTAATATGCTACAAATTGCCGGCTATGATATATTAGGAAAAGAATTAAATGAAGGAATTCGTTATGCCTGGAAAACTGAGTATAATAAAAAATATATTGAAAGTGCTGCATTTGTAAATAAAACTAAAGGTGTTTCAGCTGACATTTGTGGTTATACAACATCAGTCAGTTCAGGATGTATCCTTAGAGCTAATCGTAAACAATGTCTATTTTGTCGCACTGGTAATCTCCTACCGTTTGGTGGACTTCTTACATATAGAGATATAGCCAAACAAAATGTTTTTATGGTGTTAACAGATTTGTATTGTTCAGAACATCCTGAACTTGCATACAAGAAGCGGGAGTTTGCATATATGGGGCAAGGCGAACCAGGTTACTCATATAGTCAAGTTCGGATGGCAATCGAGTTAACAAACAAAGTAATGCGACACTTAAATCAAAATGTTTATCGACATATTTTTGCTACATGTGGAGTACCAGAATCAATATTTTGTTATAAAAAAGATGTTAAAGATTATTATACTGAAAAAGTCACTTTACATTTTTCACTCCATGCAACAGAGAACAGAGACACCATCATGCCAATCGATTCCGTATATCCATTTCATGATTCTATCGACGCAATGAGTGATATAGTAGATATTACTGGTGAAAAGCCATGTATAGGCATTCTTTTATTTAATCGTTTTCGACCTAAAGGCAGCAATGCAGAATATACTAATTCAATAGAAGCCATTAAGAATATTATAAATGTTTTAGATTCCAAAAGATTTCGTCTAAGCTTTTGCGAGTATAATTCATCTGATGAAATAGGTTCTTCTATGATTTATTCATCTGAAGAAGCCCAGCGTGTATTAGACGTTGCCATAGCAAGCGGTTTTGAAGCAAAACTTTTTTATTCGTTTGGTCATGAAAAAAAGTCTGCTTGTGGAATGCTTGCTGGAAAAGAACCTGAGTTTGTTGCTTCAAAGAAGTGGGATGAATTAAATGAATATGCAGATGAACTTATAATGCGATTTTCTGAATGAGAGGAAAAGAAATGAGACTTTTAATGCGTTGGATTCAAATATCAGATGTACACTTTCAAACAAAGGTAAAATCATTCAATACAGGACAATTACGCTCAAAGCTCCCAGAATACTTGCTTAAAATAAAGAATGAAACAGGTGATATTGATGCTCTGATAATAACAGGTGATTATCGATACGCACCTGAAGGTGAAGTAAATACGACGAATGTGTATAATTATATTTTGAAATTAGCTAATTCCATCAGTGTTGCATGTGACAATATAGTCACAGTTCCTGGCAATCATGATTTAACTAGATCTTCTGTTAGAAAAGCTGTAATAAAGGAGATTAGATCAGATTACTCCCCTAATATAGGAACTATAGAAATCGAAATGCTCACATCGCTTCAAAATGACTTTTCTTTTTATCATACTTTGCAGCAGCAATTGAACAATTCGTTAAATTGGAAATCAAATCCGCATATTATTGTCGAATTGGAAAACTGCAACTTACTACTTTTAAATACAGCACTTACAGCCGGTGCCGGAGATGACGATGAAAACAAACTGCTTATCGGCAGTTCTTATTTGGATGCAGCAGTTGCAAATATTAAAAACAGAAAGCCTATTATTGCTGTAGGACATCATGGGTTGGATTTTATTGAACGTGAAGAAAAAAAACTTTGTACAAATTATTTTGATCAAAAAAACATACGTCTTTATCTTTGTGGACATTCACATGACATCACATTTTCTTCTTTTGGAGATAAAATCAAGCAGGCTAATTGTGGATGCTTAATTCAAGATGATAAAACTGTATATGCTGGAATAAATGTTGGAGAATTGTATGATGATGGAACGGTTAAAATACAATGTCATAAATGGGAATCATCTATAAATGATTGGGTGATTGATTCTGCCCATTCAAGACAATATGATAATTTATATGATTGTAATCAACCGAACAATGAAGATGAAGACACAATAATTTCTAAAACTGAGAATGATTTTTCAATTTGTGGCTATCAATTATTAGCTGGATTAGGTTCTGACGGGATAAAATATATTTGGAAGAAAAAAGAATATTATGTTGAAAGTCTTGCTTTTAACCGAAGGTTAAAAATGGAAAGTGAAAACCCCAATGACCGAATTACATCTGCGTATACAATTTCAACTAGTATTGGATGTAATCTTTCAACTAGCGGACAGCAGTGTAAGTTTTGCGAAACTGGAACAAACAAGTTCCATGGATATTTAAAAGCAGAGGAAATCGCTTTACAATGTATTTTCATGGCGAAATATGATAGCAATTGCACAAGTTACCCGCAATTAAAAGATAATATGCGCGAATTTGCTTTTATGGGACAAGGTGAACCATGCTATAATTATCTTGCTATAAAGCAAGCAATCTTGTTAACTGATTATGTAATGGAAAAGATTGATCAAAAAGTTTCGAGATACATTATTTCTACATGCGGAATAACTGAATTTATGCCATCATTAATTACCGATATAAAAAACAATGTATTTAGGAATAGAATCACAGTTCATTTTTCTCTACACACCATTGGTGAGGAAAGAAATGAATTAATGCCTATTAATAAAGATCATAATTATTCTGAGTTTATTAGGTACTGCCGTATACTTCATCAAGTTAGTGGAGAAAAAATTGGCGTTGGTATTCTAATGTTTAACAAATACAAATTGACAAATTCCGAAGAAAAGAAGTATACTCTAACTAAAGATAAGCTTGATGAAATACTAAGTCTACTTGACAAAGATGTTTTTAGAATTGACCTATGCACTGTTAACAGTACAAGCACGGGGTCGAATCATAAACTGAGCATGGAAATTGCGAATGAATTATTAGAGTTTGTAAAAAGTAAGGGCTATGAAGGGAAGATATTCACTTCATTTGGTGATAGTGAACTTTCAGGCTGTGGAATGCTATCCTCATCAATTGAAAAAATGGAAGATGCTGGTAATAAAACAATTCAACAGTTCAACCTTTCAATAGATCTATTACGAGAAGCGCAGGAGTATCTTGAGGCAACATTGTTAAATTAATCGAAATCAAAATGCAAACAATACGAAAACGATAGCTTTTACCCCAACAAAAAATGTACCCTCGAATTAACAGAGGGTGCAGCTCAGAAATGAAAATTGGCTGACTGTTTCGGAATGATACGACAAAACGAAGTGAATGTTAAAATGTACTACTATTGGCTGAAACAAGTTAGGCAGGCACTGTGCACATGATATCGTACCAGTTCAGCCGGTCTGTGACTGTTATGAAAATACGCATATCAAGCTTCCCGATGATTTCAATGAGGACGCTCTGAAACGGCTGCTGATAGTTCTTCGATGATAGGCGATGTGAGCCGTGCGGAGCATATCTACATCGTATGCGGATATACCGACATGCGTAAAGCAATAGATGGGTTTGCCGCTATCGTTCAGAAGAATTTTGAACTCGATGTTTTTTCAGAAAGTCTTTTCCTGTTCTGTGGGAAACGCTGTGACCCTATCTCAAACAATGCAGCCGAGAATGCGATCAGGTCATTCACTGTAGGCGGAAAAAATTAGCTATTCAGTGACACCCAAGGGGGGAAGGCAAGTGTAACGATTTATTGCATTGTGGAGATAGCAAAGGCAAATAGACTTGATGTTTTCAAATATTTTGAATTGTTGCTTACAGTTCTTCTAAGCATGAATTTTCTTACTAATCCGGATACGTTCTTTTTTGCTGTGTGATACAACAAGGTCCGTGAACCTCCATATTGAGGTAATCCACGTGCTTTGTTGTGCGTTTTTTACAGCACCTTTTCGATTTATAGCTGCTGTTTTATATGAGTTTTTCGATCTCTTTTTCTCCAATTTCAAGGTGATAATAAATACCCTGATAAGTCATGAACATCTCTTTGGAAATCGTTACAACTGTTTTATTGTCTAAATAGCGTTTGATTAGAATTTGTCTGCGTTCGTCATTTTCAATCATCTGAATTCGATCAAGAATACACCTTTTGACAGCGGCAGATTCCAAAATCAGATTTTTCAGTTCATTCTTCAAATCAGTGATTTCATTCTGAAAGACACTGCTCATTGCGTTTTCTTTCGCAACCTCTGTCATACTATCCAACTGAAGCTTCACGCTCCTGATCTTCCGATCAATCATAATGTACTGCCATAAAAACTCTTTACCTGTCAAAATAGTATACCTCCTGCATTTTCTGTATAAAATATCTTCCGTCAAGTCCGGACAGCAGTGCAAACCACTCCGACAGAAAAAAGCTTTCCAGTTCTTCTTTTCGCCTGAAAACAGAATCGCTTCTGGTATGATTTTTGACAGCTAAGAGCGTATATTTGTAGCTTTCTGCTGCCACAGCAACAATGGCATGAGCAAGCTGTATGTAGCCGTCAAGAAAAGCTGACATCCAGTTCACCGCTTTTCAGCTGCTGTTTCAGTTCGTTTATCATAATTCGATAGACAGAATCGCTGTCGGCTGACACATATCGAAGCATTTCAAGGAAATTTCGGATTCCGAAAACTTCAAGATTGACATCGAACGCCGCTTTTTTGTCCTCTGCGAAAATGTCCAGAATGATTCGGATGATCTCTGCGGTGTCTGCATCGTCAAAATTGCCGATGTTCACCATTTCGCCGCTGTCGAGCAGTGCAAAGACTGCATAGGGGATCACTTTGTTCTCTGCAAGGTACATCGTTCTCTGTACAAACTCCTTGACCTTGTTCAGCATAATCGGTCTGCTGTACTCTGTTACGATCATTTTTTCCATAGTAAAAACCTCCGTTATTTTCTTTCTGTCATGGTGTAATAGCTGCCAACATCGTAAACAAGCCAGTTTTCCAGCTTGTATCTAGCATAGTCACGTTCTTCTTCGGTCGCATAAACTGCAAGGACTATCTCATCTCCAAGTGTGGTAAATGCAGTCACAGCAAATTCCAGGGTATCCGGATCGAAGCTGTCATCGACCATTTCGCTGATGCTGCCGGTAGTGATATTCATGAAAACCGACTGAATTGTTGCAATCACATCGCAGTTCATTGTCATGCCCTCATAAGTTTTGATCATTCTCATTTGTGTTTCTGTCCTTTCCAATTGTTTCTTCACTCAAGAGCAGATCTTTGAGTGTTTCGTAGCTTTTCTGTGCCTGCTTCATACGGTAAGACGTGCCTTTCATGGCAAAGGCAAATGTTGCAGGCATAATGCGGTCAAATGTGCGTTTCTTTTTCAGATCAGCACAATTGCCCATATCCGTAATGTCGATATTGGTGGTTACGATCATCGGTTTGTTGGCTGAGATACGGGTATCCATAAGGCTGTGAACACGCTCCAATGCAAAATCCGTGCCACGTTCTGCTCCCAGATCATCGATAATCAGCAGGTCGGGGGCAGTAATGCTTCGGATATATTCAGCATATTCTGATTCGCTGTAGAAGCAGCTGCGTTCCACGATCTGCATAGCGGTCAGCCATTTGACACGGATGCCCTGATTCAGCAAAGTATTTGCAATGCAGGCTGCCAGATAGGTTTTACCTGTTCCCACGTCACCATAGAGGAGAAGTCCGATCCTGCCCAGTTTCTCGAAGTTTTTGATATAGTTCATACCGATTCTTTTAGCTTCAGGAGATTCCACCATTGCTATATCAGCTGACAGATAATGTTCGGGAATATTGGCGATTTCCTTGTTTTGTCTGATGACAGATGCAAGCCGTTGTTTTGCATTCTCCCGTTTTTCTTTTGCAGACTGGCAGGCACAGCAGCAGCCAACAATTTCAGGCATACCCATTTTCAAAAACCGCTCAGGCAGTCGGAACTGCTTCGCTGTGCCACACTTTCCGCAGTGCCAGAGGCCGTCCTCTGCAAGATAGTCATCTGCATTTTTGTGCTTTACGAAGTTTTCCTCTGCATTTTCAGAGAGTGTTTGAAAAATGTTTTTCAATGTATCATTCATTGTGGTTCCTTTCTGCTGTCAGATATTCCATGATATGTTCAGGAGCAGCGTTCCCAAATTCCTTTGATATGCCGTATTTCATCTGCATGATATTTTCCAGCGGAGCAGTATCCGGCTCCTCTTTGCTGTATTTCAGACTGAGAAGATATTCTTTTGTCAGCTCCGAAGAATATTCCTGCAATATGCTGTCCGCTGCAATGTGATAATGCTCGCACAGAATCAGAAATCTGTCCCAGAAGCGGAAAATATTCTTCTGTTTCAATTCTTCCAGTGTATAAATTCCCGATGATTTCGCCATTTTACGAACTGTTTCCGCAAACGAAAGATTTTCAATTTTGCTGACAAATCCAAATACATCACCACTTTCACCGCAGTGAAAACAGGTGTAGATCTCATCATGGAAAAGATTCAGAGAATTGGTTTTGCTGTGACAGAATGGGCATTTACAGCAATCGTTTGTTATCATTTCATACTTTGAAACAACAGCAGAAAGGGGATTTTTCAAGCGGATAAACTCCAGTAACTCCGTATTGATAAACATTTTCTCACCTCACAAACTGGTCGAATGGATTGACGTTGACATCGTAAGCCGAACTTTGTGCAGGTGGTTTGTCCAGCTGAGGATAATCCTTGGAAACTCTTTCGATGACCCAGTTTAGAATGGTGTGATAATCTGACTTGTATCGTTTTCCGCTGGAAAGCTTGTAGTTATTCAGGATTTCAATACATTTTTCTACAAAAGCAGTTGTATGCTGTCCGGTCAGTTTCTGATACTCATCTTCCGTCATAGTAACTGCTTCGGCATATTTTTTCTTACTGCTCGGTGTCTTTTTCTTACTGCTCGGTGTCTTTTTCTTACTGCTCGGTGTCTTTTTCTTCGGCGGAGCAGAAGCCGTGCTGTTTAATTCTTTCATACTTGATTCTTTCGTACTTGATAGGTAAGTATTTAATTGTCCCTGGTTTTCTATACTTTGAATTTCAAGATGTAGGTTTTCTGCATCTTGTTTTTCTGTATCTGGAGAATCTGTATTTTGATTTGTTTCAGATTGTTTTTTGAGAAACAGTTCAGGGCATTCCAGACCATCAGGCATATTCTCATATGGAATTTCATAGATGTGATAGACGTATTCAAATCTTCCGCTTTTGGTATAGTTGGGAGGAAGTTTCTCGACATAAACGTATTGTTCGTCAATCAATTCATGCAGGGCAGCCCTGACGGCTGTTTCACCTTCTCTACAAATTTTCACAAGTCCTGCAACGGAATAGTTCCAGCCGTCAGGCAGTCCCAGTATTTTTGACATCAGCCCGACAGCTTTCAGGGTGAGTTTCTGATTTCTCAAATGATGATTGCTCATGATTGTGAAATCAGTGTTCTTATGCACCCTCACAACCGATGAATTTGATTCCTTTGCCATGATAAAACCTCCGAATAAAGTAAAAAAGCGTTCCTCACTGATATGAAGAACGCTTCTCGCTTGTCTATTCGATTTTCTTGCAAATTTTAAGCCTGTCTAAAATTTTTGTCATTTAAGAATGTAAAATTTCCGTGAATCCAAGTTCCCTTGGCATATTACGATTGGGGTACAATTCCGTTGTTTTTTACTCGTTTCTTTTGCAAGAAATCCACTGTGTAGGTTTTCTGCAAAAGTGCATCACCCATATACTTTTCATTTTCAAGAATTTTGCGAACGGAACTGTCATGCCATCTCGGATTACCTCTTGCAGTACGAATTTTGTCACGTTCTAATCCACGGCATATAGCAAGTATGCTTTTACCTTCAAGGTATTCTCTGTATATTCGTTTTACGATTTCTGCCTGTTTTGGATTGATTACCAGATTACCGTTTTCATCTTTATCATAACCAAGAAAACATGATGTATTAACCATAATTTTTCCTTGCTGAAAACGATACTGCATTCCAAGTTTTACGTTTTTGGAAAGTGATTCTGATTCCTGTTGTGCAAGGGAAGCCATAATAGTAAGAAGTACCTCACCCTTAGCGTCCATTGTGTTGATACTCTCTTTTTCAAAAAATACGGGAATATTCATTTCTTTTAATTCACGGATATAATTCAGACAGTCAACAGTATTTCTTGCAAAACGACTGATTGATTTTGTAATAACAAGGTCTATACGCCCAAGTTTGCAGTCTTCAATCATTCTGTTGAATTCTTCACGTTTTTTTGTATTCGTTGCACTGATACCCTCATCGGCATAGATGTCAACAAGTTCCCATTCCGGTTTGCTTATTATGTATTCACGGTAGTGCTGAATCTGTGCATCATAACTTGTTGCCTGTTCTTCAGTATCAGTTGAAACACGGCAGTAAGCTGCTACTCTCAGCTTTTTGATTTCTTTTTTTGCTGTACGGCTGCCGACTTGCGGTCTAGCAGGTATTTTCATTACATTTCCCATTATTTCACTCCTATAAGGCTGTAAATATACTCAGCCTGTTCAAACGGATTTTCAAAAGATTGTTCAGGAGTATTCATTACGAATTCTGTGTAGATGATAGGGGACTCTCGCCTTGAATTTCGAGAACGTGTAGTTGCCTTAATGCGGTCATATGCCGCAAGAAAAGTTTCTCTATCAATAATTGCAGGGTAAAAAGAATCGCCTGCATAGCATTTTTTCATCAGCATTCTTTTCACTGAACTGTGCTTGAATGAAGCACCTGCCATCTTTGCTGACATATCATAACTCATACCTGAAATATAATTTTTGAAAATCTGTCTTATGATTTCTGCTTCGTGCTGATTAACAACAACATTTCCGTTTATCATTTCATATCCGTATATCATAGATTCTCCTTTAATTTAAGCCCGCATTTCAAATGAAATTCAGCGGTATTGCGGTTTATGACGACAATTTTGCTAACAAATTTTTCAAATATTTCATCGTTGAATTCTGTTAACATCTCACGATCTGTAAATTGTATCAGATTTTTCAGTTCTGTATAATCACTGTTTTCATTATATAGTCCTCCCATCTCGTTTCTGTATTCTTCAGATAAATTTTCAAGTCTGTTCATTTCTTGATTGAAAACAATACTATCGATAATATCTGTTGCTCTCAGCTTTCTGAGGGTTTCTTTTTTATCGGATATTTTCTGTAATTCAGCTTGCAGAAAATGTATTCTGTTGACATTTTTATCAGATTTCTGCGTATTAATGGATTCATGTAAGGGGAGAAGAAGCCTTTTTCTTGAATAAATCAGCTTGTTCATCATATTTACAAATGCAGCTTTAAGCCTGTCATCTATTACGTATTTCATTGAACATTTTTCAATGTTTCTGATATGTGTACTGCAGGACCAGGCGATTTCTTTTCCTGAATCATGTATTTTTCTTTTGAACTTGTCACCGCATTCACTACAGAATATCTTTCCTGAAAAAGCATATCGTTGCTGATACTTGCCGTTACCTTGAATCAGATTTTTTTCAGAAGCTCGTTGCTTGATAATTTCCCTTGCTCTGTCAAAGGTACTTTTGCTTATGATTGGTTCATGATGTTCAGGGTCAAAGAAACTGTCAACTTTTCCACAATTTCTGCTGCGATGATAATTGTCATCCGTATATGTTTTCTGAAATGTAGCTGCACCATAATATTTTTCATTGGAAAGAATGGTTCTAATGCTTGAACTTGTCCATTTTCCGCCCTTGCGAGTTGGGATTTTTCTTGTTTCAAGGATATCTGCAATTTTTTCTGTTCCGATACCGTTCAGCACAGATTGAAAAATAAAGCGTACTGTATCAGCTTCGTGTGGATTGATTATCATGTCACCCTCATTATCATGCATATAGCCATACGGTAAACAGCTGAATTTATATGTGCCTTTTTCAAATCTTTTTTTAACAGCCCATTTATTGTTTTCAGAAATAGACTTTGATTCGTCCTGAGCCATACTGCTGAGAATGGAGAGAACAAGTTCACTTTCCATTGAACTTGTATCGATATTTTCTTTCTCAAAATATATCGAAATATTCATGTCAAGCAGTTCTCTTACAAGAGAAAGGCAGTCAGTAGTATTTCGAGAAAAACGGCTGATGGATTTTGTAAGAATATAGTCAATTCTGCCGATTCGGCATTCATAAAGCAAAGCCTGCAAACCATCTCTTGCGTCAGCTTTTGTTCCGCTGATTCCAAAATCATAGAAAACACCTGCAAATTCCCAATTACTGTGCATTTTAATCCAAGATTCATAATGTTTTTTCTGAGTGTCAAGGCTCTCTTTCTGGTCATCAGAATCCGTTGAAACTCTGCAATAAGCAGCAACACGCAGTTTTTTTCTTTCTTGTGGTTGTGCGTCAATTTTTCGTATTTTCAAGTTTATCACCTCATTTCAGTATGACATATTAACTCTTTTTGAGAGATTTATCAAGCGTTTTAGGGAATAAGTCGACAAAAAGGGGAGAGAAAGTCTGCCTATTCAGTTCCGTTAATTTGTCATATTCGTCAAAGGAAATAAGGTGATTTTCATAGAGCATATCGGTCAGTTTCTGTGCCTGATAATACTGAATTTCATCAATTACTTTTTGCTGTTCCATAGTAGTCCTCCTGTTAAATTAATGCCTTCACTATACATAGGACAGCAAATTTGATTTTGAGTACCAAAAAATATCCAAATACTAAAAAAATCCCCCACGAAATATGAAAAAACATACTTCGTAGGGGATATTATCAGATCATCTGATTTACTTTTTTCTGCACTTCGTTATAGTTATAACCTGCAGCGGTGAGACGTTTCTTACGTTCCGCACCGTTGCCCCATCTACCCTGAATGACTTCACGGGCGACCTCATCAACTGACTTCTTTGCAGGATATACCTGCTTGCCGTTGCTGTCAAAGACAGCATATCCAGTCTTGCAGGATTTCTTTGCATTTTCAAGAGACGAAAAAGCACCAATCTGAGATTTAGCATCAGTCCATGACTTTCTTACTCGATAAAGCTGTTTTGTTGCAGGTGCAGGGGTTGTCGGGATAGAACCTGAATTGAGATAATACTGCACCTTCGCTTTGAAAGCTGCCCAATGAGGCAGAATGTATGCAGGACACATCTTGTAAGGATTTCTTGCAGTATTAAGGTAGTCCACGCTGCCGGACTTTCCGTCACGGACATTCAGCCAATACGTATGTGTGTAAAGGTGATTGATGTCAAGACCATACTTCTTCAAAAGTGCTGCTGCAAGTCTTGCACAGTTATCTTCAGACTTCTTATCCTTATCATTGTAAGAAGAACCCATAATGCACTCGATCGCAATTGTTCTACGATTGCCATTGCCACTACCATCAGCGGCGTGCCAGCCACTTAAGGATAGAGGCAGATTCTGCCATGTACAAGTATTGTCAACGTAATAATGCACCCTGACATCTTTCATATTGCCATTAACGGTTGCTCTTGTATACTGCTCCGCAGGTGTTGTTCCGCTTGCAACAGAAATCCAGTCGGTGTTGTGAACAGTAACACCGATAACTTTGCCCTCCATGGAAACAGATGGCATATCGATTCTGTTGGGGTTATGTTTTGTGAGTAAATACTCGTTGATTTTCACTCCGTTCAGAGTAGTTGATGTATCAGGTCTTAAAATAGCCATTTATTCGTCCTCCTTTTCATCTTCGGTTCTGCCTACTTTCGTTTGCAGAACATCAATTGCTTTTTTGAATACCGGCGGGAAAGGGATTCCCATAAGAGATGTATTTTCTACGATGGAAAGCAATTCATTCAGGCAAAAACTGATACAAACTGCATCTCTGATATAATTTGTACCGATAAGAATATCGATTCTCACGCCGACCACTACCATAAGAAGAATACAAAACTTCTTTGCAAGACCGACCCAGCCTGCTGTACTGTTGAGTGTGCCGCTTTCGCTGTGTTTGGATTTACCCATTGCCGCAGTTACAATGCCTGTTACAAAATCAATGCTCATGAATACTACAAGTGTTACAAGAGCAGAATCCCAGCCGCCAAGCAGCGTTGCGATAAATCCGCCGATTACGCCTGCGATAAGACAAATGGTATCTTTCATAAAATCACCCTTTCATAAATTTGATAGATTTGACCATCGGATGTGAATTGTCCGATGTGCCTTTGAATGCAAGATAATATTCTCCATCCGATACGTTTTCAAGTGACTGCATCACAGAAATAAAAGTATCGGAGTAGAGCCATTTAAATGATAATTTCAAAGCATTTTCCGCTTTGATTTCCTCGTAAATATACTGAGCAAGTTCAGAACTCGTTTTTTCTGTCTTTTTTACAAGATAAAATTCAGCGTCCTGTGATGCACCGACCAGATAATCCAGAAGCAAATGCATAGAACCTGTTATTGAGATTGGTGTCAAAAACATCACAAACACAGTTCCTGCCCAGTTGAAATCGTTCTGATTGAAATACAGAGCATAGTTATTTTCTGCACAGCAGAAATGCGGATAACTCTCTGCAAATCCTGCAAGAGAACGATAACCGTCATTGTAATAAGTGTAAACGCTGTCGCCATATTTCTGCAAGGCATCAGAACTGCTTTCAAATACAGAGATATAGCTGATACCGGATATTTGCCTGATTTGCTCCTGTAATTCTGCAATATCAGCTTTTGTTGCATAATTTGACATATCGGGAGTGATTCCGTCTTTGCCGTCAGCACCTTTGAGACTTTGAAGCCATTCTGTTTCTGTTCCTGAAAATCCATGTTCTACGGCAATAATATATGCTGATTTTCCATCGATTCCGTCAATTCCGTCACGCCCCGAAAGTCCGTCTGCACCATTTTTGCCATCCTTACCAGGTAAACCATCAACGCCATTTCTACCGTCACATCCATCTTTACCGTTTACTCCATCCTTACCATCAACACCTTTCAGGCTTTCAAGCCATTCAGTCTCTGTGCCAACAAAGCCATATTCTACAGCAATTTCATAGGCTGACTTGCCGTCTTTGCCTTTTTCAGAAATCTTATGCAAAAGCTGCTGATACAAATCAGGAGTAGGCGGAACATTACTGTTTTCGCCCTCAAATCCCGATTGTCTGATGTGCAAGGTTTTTACAATCGTTGTTGCTCTGACTGTTTCAGTTGCTTCTGCATCATAACCAAACAATGACATTTTCACAGTCCCTGCGGTTAGTTCGGCTGGCAGAAAACAGCTTGTATTTTCTGTTCCGAGAACCCTGTTATAGGTTATTTCGTCCTGTGTGAACTGCACCACCTTATGCATCGGTTTCCAGTTATTATCGAACACAAAATGTATCTTTACAAAAGCAATCTGGTCTGCTGCAATGACTTCATGTTCCAAGGTTTCAATGTTCTGTCCTTTCACAAGAAATTTTATCATGACTTCACTTCCTTCCACGTTTTTGTACCTGCAACATATTCCATATATCCATCAAGGCACTGGATCTTCGTCAGCGGTGTTTCAGTGGTACTGTTGGAATGCCCATCCCAGTTATTGTTCTTTTTCACAGCGTTCCAATCCGCCAGACTGCCTTCATAGGTGATCTGTGTAAGATTTTCACAGTAGTTGAAACAACCGCCGACAATCTCCCTGACGCTTTTCGTCAGTGTGAGATTTTTCAGCCTGATACAGCGTGCAAACATTCTGTCGCTGATAATTTTACCACTGTATCGCACTGTTTCAAGGTTCTGACATTCGGTGAATACCATCGCCCCGACAGTTACCACAGAGGACGGAACGGTTACAGACTTTATCGCTGTTCCTGCAAATGCATTCACACCCAGTTCCGCAACACGTTCCGGAATCCGGAGTTCTGTCAAGCCGTTTAGGCTCTGATGACAAATGTAACCGTCAATATGCGGCAGAAATGCAGCCTTTTTGATTGCTGTAAGCGTTGTCGGAAGTGATACTGTTTTCAGATTGTCGCAATACTGAAAAAGTCGTTCTCCAATGCCTGTCACACCCTCTGAAACAATGACTGTCTTGATATTGTTATTATCCAAAAATGGGGAAGGATTACTGTCAGAATTGTAGTCATAGGTTGCCCCTGTGCCTTTGAGGAGCAGTCTGCCGTCTGAATAAAGCACAAAATTCACGTTCTGACCGCACTTGCCAATAGAAACCACATCGCCCGTCATCTCATCAATTTTCAGCGTTAACTCGTTTATTTTTGTTGTCAGCTGACCGACTGTGATGTTGTAATCTTTTATCTGCGTCTGAATTTCAGAAAGCTGTGAAAGCATATCTGTGACCTTGCATTTGCCAAGAATACAGCGGACATATCCGCAGAAATTATTGTTCTCCCTGTAGTCTGTAATGCTGAGTTCTGATGTGCCTGTATCAAGTTTGATGATACACAGTGTCAGATATTTCTTGTAATCTGTGTTCTGAAATCTCGGTATTGTGGGATTGGTGGCAGGTGTTCCGGCGAGAATTTCAAAGCTGACATTGCGGACGTTTTCAGAAGTGTTGCAACAGATACCAACCGCCATATATCTTGGCAGAGATTCGTCCACATAGTGGGATAAATCATAGGTGTATGCCGTATCCGAAATGAAATAATGTCCCTGAATCCAAGCCTTTCCGCTGCCGATCGTCAGTTTCAACTTGTTTGCAGACAGTTTGAAACACTGTCCGAAGTTGTCCTGAATTCCATCACAGATAATACTGCCGAGATAGTCGTTAAAGTTCTCCGCAGTATAGGTTCTGTCAAGATTTTTAGAATTGAAAAATCCGAATGAAAATGCCATGTTAAGCCTCCTTAAATGTTGGTGTTAAATTTCTGCCGTTGCGATCGAAACTCTCAATCATTCCGACAAGCTGTATTTTATTTTGTCTGATGCCGAATCTCTGATGCTCTACAGTGACGAAATCGCCAACAAAATAGTCCACACCGTATTGAAACTGCGTGGACTGCACTGCAATCTGAGACTCGGATTTTGTTTTTGTGGGAATAATATTCTGATTGCCTTTTTCTTTCAGAAGTTCGATGTATTCAGCATCAGGAATCGGCTTTGTTTCGCCGTTTTTCTGCTCTTCGTCTGAGATGTCTTTTGCATCAACATACACCTCATATCTGTCAAGCAAGGCAGGTTCAGAATCCTCAAAATAAGTTGTCCGCTTACGCTGTTCGCCCTCACCTTTTCCAAGAACATAGGCAAAATTCCTCTTGACAGAAGTGTCTGTAAAGTAGGTGAAAGACAGCAGATTGTTGTAGCTGTCAGAGAACACAATATGCGGATTTTCCTCCTGCATCATACTTCTGTCAGCACCTTGCAACAGGTCAAAAATCATTTCGTACTGTTCCTCTGCAATCTTACTTAGACGAATGTTTGCTGTTCCGCCGATCTTCTCACAAATGGTGTATATCCATTCCATCAGATTTTCATAGCTGACCTGTAATTTTGTGGTCTGCGACCAGCAAGCACCTTGAATTTCTCCCAGCTTCAAGCCCGGAATCAGCCTGTTTCCGCTTGCTAAAGCGTTGCTTCCTACAGCTTTCTGAATGATTATTCCGTATGTTGTCATTGTTGTAAAATTTAGTGTTGGATAGATAATTCTTCTTTCAAGCAGGCACATTAAAAATCTGCCCTTGACGATGAGATAGTCGCCGTCCTCTGCATCGGTTTCCAGTTCCACGGATTCAATCAGTCCGAAATGCTCCTTATCGTCATCACGCCCGACAATTCTGCCTGTCTGAAAAATCTCGATATTTCGGGGACTTGCGGCAATATACACCTCAAATTCTCCACATTTGTAGTATTCAATATCCCACAAAAGCGAAGAAAAACTGTCGCAGACAGCCTCAAGTGATATGGAGATATTTTCGCCAACAGGAATCATATTGTAAATTTCAATCTGCATTTCTCACACTCCTAAGTACGCATTTCGGTGTATCAGGCGAACTTTGATGTTGTTCAGCCCATCTGATGCACGGACGTAGAATTTATTTTCGCCTGCTTTCAGATTCAGCCATGTTGAACCGGATACAAGCCGGTTGATGATGTTTGTCACAACGCCCTCACGCTCCAGAAGAACGGTTTTATTGCCTGTTTTGGTAGTTATGGTAATCACATCGCCTTTTTGAATATCGCCTGAAATCTGCATATATTCGTCCGTCAGAGCGTTGTAAATGGTCGGATTTTTCGCAGGTCCGCCGCTGATTTCAAGAGTAAAACCAACCTCATCACCGCTGTTGTTGATAGTCATCATATCCTGCGTGTTATAGACACCGATGGGAAAAGGGTCATCATTGTCAGGGCAGACAAAATGAAATGCACCTCTGACACGAGAATATTCCGCTGTCTGCGTTTCGGTGGAATACCAGTAAATATCGGGGCAGAGAATGGAGATCTGCCCATTAGTCAGCTTTTCAAAGTTCTCCATTTCACAGGTTTCCACGATACCCTCGGCGTAAACGGAGATATTTTTTGTGGAGTAGTATATCTTGATGTAACGGGACGGCTTGACCACACGATATAGTTCATGTCTGCGAAGTTCCACATCAAATCCACGCATTTCAAAGGGAATAACCACGTTTCGCTTTTCAATGAAGGCGTTGTTCAGATATGAGCCATTCATTCCTGCATAATTTGATGTGCTGACTGTTCCTGTCGGAGGATCAAGCCCTTTGATTTTGGAGAACATATATCGGCTTGCTGTTTTGGATAGATCAATTTTCTGACCTGTTTCGTTTTCAAGAATTAAAGTGTAGAACAAAGTTTCACCTGCTTTTCATTGACAAAAAGATAATAATATGATATAATACTTCAAAATTGAACTATTCAAAAAAGAATTTAAGGAGGAAATATGAACTTCAGTATTGAAATTCCCAGAAAAATTTCACTTGCATACAGTAAAGTGTGTAAGCCCCTTTGTAAAGAACTGGGTTTGTCGCAAACTGCATTTGATATTCTGATGTTTCTTGGAAATAATCCGAAATACAAAAATGCAAGAGATATTGTAGAGATACGCCATATCAAAGCAAATCTGGTATCGGTAAATGTTGAACGTCTGGTTCAGGAAGGCTATTTGACAAGACAGGCTGTAGAAGGTGACAGGCGTAAAACAGAATTACAGTGTACGAAGAAAGCCAAACCAATCATAGAACGAGGTCAGCAATTGCAAAAAATGTTTTTTGAAAAGCTGTTTGTCCATATTGATGATAATATGAGGAAAGCTTTTGAAGAAGTTATGCAGGTTATCAGTAAAAACTCAGATGAAATTTTGGAGGAAAAAGAATAATGGAAACAATAATGACTATTCTGGTTACATTTTTTGCAGGTATGGGTGCAGGACTTGGAACAGGATTTGCAGGAATGAGTGCTGCCGCCGTTATCAGTCCGATGTTGATTACTTTTTTAGGCATTGACCCTTATATGGCAGTCGGCATTGCACTTTCTTCTGATGTGTTGGCAAGTGCAGTTTCCGCTTATACTTATCATAAAAATAAGAATCTGGACATTAAAAACGGATTAATTATGATGGCAAGTGTGCTTGTTTTTACAGTTGTCGGAAGCTATGTGGCAAGTCTTCTGCCATCCGCAACAATGGGCGGTTTCTCGGTATTTATGACGTTTCTGCTTGGAATAAAATTTATTGTTCGTCCTGTTATGAACACTAAAGAATCTATGGCGGAAACATCAGCGAAAAAACGTGCTATACAGTCCATTATCTGTGGAATTATTATTGGCTTTATTTGCGGATTTGTTGGTGCAGGTGGCGGAATGATGATGCTTCTGATTCTGACCAGCGTTATGGGATATGAATTAAAAACTGCTGTAGGCACAAGTGTATTTATTATGACTTTTACCGCATTGACGGGTGCTATATCGCATTTTAAAATTGGTGGAACACCGAATATTCTGACATGGGTATTGTGCATTGTGTTTACGCTGATATGGGCAAGAATTGCGGCAGTATTTGCAAATAAGGCAAAGCCAAAAACATTAAATCGTGCTACAGGTATTATTCTTGTGGTGCTTGGTGTTGTTATTATGGGATTTCAATTTCTGCACTAACTTTTAAATATCCACCGCATTCCGCGTCTGCCTGTAAATCTCCAGCCGTGACAGTGACTTCGGACTATTGTTGGTCTGATTCACTGTGCGGCTGTTGTCATTATTATAGTAATTATTGACAACAGAACTTTCAGAACTGCCGTTCATAATCGCACCTGTCATACCGTCAAGGTTGTAGTTGAGATCAGAATTGAGCGTTACTCTCATTGTATCCGCAACACCTGAAACTGCCTTTGCTACGACCTTTTTGCTTTTGTTGATACCGTCCGCCAAGCCATTCATGAAGTCAGGCATCCAGCTTTCAAAGTCTGTCAGCGGACCTACGTCGGGAACGGAAAAGTGCAGATAACTGCGGATCGTATCAGCAATGTTTGATACGCTGTCGGCAAGACTGCCGATCATACTTCTCAAGCCATCAATGATGTTGGAAACAATATCCCGTCCCCAGTTCCAAGCATCAGATACAAGCCCTTTGACGTAATTGACAGCATTATCAAAACCGCCCTTAATCGTTGTGTAAATGCCACTGATAACATTTGAAAGAGATGATTTTACGTTATTCCAGATACTTGTTACGGTCGAATGAATGGTATTCATCACAGACGAGATCGTGGAAGAAATGCTGTTCCAGACGGAAGATACTGTGCTTCGGATAGCATTTACCACACTGGAAACAGCACTGCTGATTGCATTCCATACACTTGAAATGACAGAACTTATGGTGTTCATCACGCTTGAAATAAAGCTTGAAATTGCGTTCCAGACCGATGTAACAACACTTGAAATAGTGCTTAATGTCGTTGAAATTGCGGTATAAATGGCATTCCATATCATTTCAAAGAACATTTTAATGCCTTCAAGCAAAGGCGTGAGAAATGCAACAATCGCAATCCATATGGTCTGTATCTTTTCCGAGATCCAATCCATCACATTGCTGATAATGATATGAATTGCCTGAAAAATGGTTTCAAATAGATATTTAAATGCCTCTAAAAGAGGCGAAATAAAGCTGTAAATTGCATTCCAGATACTTGAAATCGTATCATAAATAGCGGTGCAGACAGTTGAAATAACCGTCCATATCGCATTGAAAATGTTGGCAAAAAAGTCGTGAATACTGGTCAGAATTCCTGCGAAGAAGTCATATACAGAAGTGAAAATCGTGACCGCTGTGGTATAGATCACAGTTGCTATCGTTGTAAAGAACGCTGATATTGCATTCCAGATGTTTGTGAAAAAGTCAGCAACTGCCTGAAAAGCGGAACAGATGCTGTTCCAGATTCCAACGAAGAAATCTTTTATACTTGTCCAGACTTCATCCCATGATGTTCCGAACCAACTGAGAAATACATCTGCCACACCTGTCAGTGTGTTCAGAATATTGCTGAACTGGTTGACTACAAAGTCCCAGATACCTGTAAAAATGCCCTTGATACCGTTCCAGCACTGTTCCCAGTTTCCCGAAAATAAGCCGATAAATACATCAAGCACGCTCAGAATAGTATCCGTCACAAAGGTGAAAATATCCGAAATATGCTGAAATACACCCTCAAATACAGGGGCAAGCACACTGCACAAACCGTTCCACAGAGATTTCAGCATATCGCCGAAACTCTGAAAGTGAAAGCCCAATGCATTCACTCTGTCAACGATTCCGGATGTCAGACGTTCAAAGGTAGACTTTATCTGTTCCCAGATGGAAAGAATGCTGTTTTTGAAGTCCTCATTGGTGTTCCATAGATTTACAAATGCTGCAATAAGTACAGCTATAACTGCAACGACAGCCACCACGGGTGCAGAAATACCGCCAATTGCAGCACCAAGCGTTGAAAATGCAGTCTTAGCACCCGCAATCATTGTCGGAATTTTTGAAATGAATGTCATCATACTTCCGATAGAAGAAATTGTTTTGCCCACCACAATCAAAAGCGGACCTAAAGCCGCAGCCATCAATCCGATTTTGATAATGGTCTGTTTTGTTGCAGGGTCAAGGGCATTCAATTTGTCCACAAATCCTTGTATTTTGGTGATGATGTCACGAATAACAGGCATCAGAATTTCTCCAAAAGAAATAGCCAGTTCTTCAAGCTGTGACTTCAAAATAGTAAGCTGTCCTGCGAGATTATCCTGCATGGTTTCCGCCATTTGTAAAGATGTGCTGTCACAGTTTGCAATGGCACCCGACAATTTATCAATATCCGCAGGTGCGGCATTCATCAGAGCAAGAAATCCCGACATAGCATTTTTGCCCACAAGAGTTTCTGCGGCACTCGCTTTTTCGGATTCGGACATCTGATCAAATGCAACCCTACAGTCTGCTAAAATATCGGATAAACTTCGCATTGAACCGTCTGAATTGGAAGTTGCGATCTCCATTTCTCCGAAGGCGGCAGAGCAAAATTTTACATCGCCGGAAAGAGCAGTCATAATAGAACGCATGGAAGTACCGGATTGTGTAGACTTGATACCTGCATTCGCCATTAAACCAAGTGCCTCAGCGGTATCTTCACAGGAGAATCCCAAAGCACCTGCAATCGGAGCACAGTATTTGAACGACTCACCAAGCATAGATACATTGGTATTTGCATTACTTGATGCCGCCGCTAACACATCAGCAAAATGTCCGCTATCCTGTGCTGTCAGTCCAAATGCAGTGAGTGCATCTGTAACAATATCAGAGGTTGTGGCTAAGTCCTCACCGGATGCCGCCGCAAGGTTCATAATGCCGTCAATGCCCGACAGCATATCGTTTGTTTTCCAGCCTGCCATCGCCATATAGTTCATCGCTTCGGCAGCTTCACTTGCTGAAAATTTTGTTTTACTGCCCATTTCACGGGCTTTGTCACGCAAAGCCTGTAAATCGTCACCTGTTGCACCGGAAACAGCAGCAACCTTTGACATTGCAGAATCAAAGTCGGAGGCGGTTTTCACAGCGGCGGTTCCAAGGGAAGTAACACCTGCGGTGATTGGAAGAAGTTTTTCGCCTGCACCGGATATTTTACCGCCAACATTCTGGAGAACTTCTCCTGCATCTCCGATTTTTTGCAGGGCAGAACCTGCATTTTTCGCCTCTGTTTCCAGACGCTTCAATTCGTTTTCTGTTTCAACAATTTCACGCTGCAAAGCATCGTATTGCTGTTGAGTGATCTCACCGTTTGCAAGAGCGGTGTTTGCCTGTTCTGCGGCATTTTTCAGCGTTGCAAGCTTTTCTTTTGTTGCAGAAATGCTGTCAGCAAGAAGTTTCTGTTTTTGTGAGAGTAATTCTGTATTTTTCGGGTCAAGTTTCAGGAGTTTCTCTACGTCTTTCAGCTGTGACTGGGTGTTTTTGATGTTCTTGTTTACACCCTCTAATGCCTTTGACAGCTTGGTCGTGTCTCCGCCGATCTCAACGGTGATGCCCTTGATTCTGTTTGCCACTGTGGTTTCACCTCACTTTTTTTTTGAAAAATAGGTTGAATTTATCCTAACTTTATGATATAATAAATAAAAAGGGGGTGTTCGTATGAACATTGATACAAACACAATTTTTTCTATGACCGAAGCAAACCAGAATTTTTCTATGGTTGCCAGAACGGTTGACCAATATGGAACAGCAATCATCTTTAAGAACAATAAGCCACGCTATGAAATACGGGTATTTGATGATACCGAAACAGATGAAACTGCATCTGATGAAGATGTTCTTGAAATTTCCAAAAAGTTATTAAAACGAAATGCTGCTGTATATAAGGAGCTTGCGAAATGATTCGTCTGACAAAACAACAAGTTATACTGCTTCATAGAGATGTCATTGCTCAGTCAGGAGGTTCACCTGAAATACGTGATGAAGGTTTACTGGAATCGGCTTTGAATGCTCCGTTTCAAACATTTGCAGGAATAGAATTGTATCCTACAATAATTGATAAGGCAGCACAGTTAGGATACAGTTTAATTAAAAATCACGCATTTGTTGATGGAAACAAGAGAATCGGAACTCATGTAATGCTTATTTTTCTAATGTTAAATGGAATTGATGTTGATTATGAAGGTGAAGAATTAACACGGTTGATTCTTGGTGTAGCTGCCGGAGAAATATCTTCTGAACAGTTATTAGCTTGGTTACAAGCACACATTTGTTGATTCAAAACGCATCAAAATCCGCCTGTCCAGCGACCTCATTCCACCCTGAATATTCATCATTCTCACGTTCCGTGAACATGTCGTTTATTAATCCAATCGTAAGCAAATCCAGCTCGGTCATAGAAAGACCGAGCTGTTTGCATCTCAGGAGAAAAAGAGGGGTTGTCATCGGTCGGTCAGTCTGGCGATGTTTTTTTTAGACTCTACTTGCGTTGCTGTGTTCAGTCCCCACAATTCAATAAGCTGAGGAAGAATTTCATAAATGCTGAATGTGTTGAACTGTTCCAAAAAATCATCAGGGTTGTCGGGAACATTGGAATCAGCGTGTTTTGCCATGATATATGCGATATTTTCAAAGACTTCAAGACTTTCAATTCCGATTTCGCTTTTGTTTTCATCGCCCTCAGTGACTTCAGTTTTCAGTGATGCAAAGTCCTTATAAATATCACGTCTGAATTTCAGACGATACAAACGTGGTACAGCAGCACTTGCCTTAAAAGGCACTTCAATACCATCGATTGTAATATTCTTTTTAATAGCCATGCTGTACCTCCTTAAGATGTTTTAGCGGAAGATTTTACAACCGTATCAGGGTTATACGGCATCTTGAACCAGTTGTTGTAAACCGCTTCCGTGGTGCTTTCAGTAGTTTTGGATTTCACAAGACCTGTCGGCAAAGGAGTAGCTTTCAGCGACAGCTTTTCAGTCTTGACTTCTGTGCTTTCCTCAGTGGTTGCAGATTCTGTCGCAGGACGTGACGCACTGCAACAATACATCACATGACGGATATGATGCTTGTCACCTAGAAATTCAAACATCAATGCAAACTGTGCAAGTTCCGTATCATTCTTTTCTACCAGAACGCCGTTGTTATCAAGGATTTCTCCTAAGATTTCAGTTGCAAATTCGGTTGTGATAAGGGCGATTTCAAGGTCACCTGTATATCCTGCGTTATTGTTGATGACATAATAAACGCCGTTATCCGCAAAAAAGTTCTCTGCCTCGCCGTTTGCATCAATAGAGAGCGATACAGCACCGGGGAGATGTTTTGACGGACCATATGCAGGAACGGTCTTGTTGCCGTCAGGATCTTCACCCCATTCATTGATTTTTGCCCAATAGACATTCTGCAAACCGAATTTGACTTTGTTCTTCTTGCTTGTTGCCATAGGTTATACCTCCGTTTCATAAAGCACTTCATAGAGCTTTTCCGACTCTATCCATACTTCTGATTTTGTGTAATAGATTTTATGACGTTTCAGAACCTGTTCAATTTGTATTTCAAGTTTAGGATTCTTAACGTCTGTATAAAGTTCAATATCCAGCATCTTAAAACTGAAATACATGGAATTATCCGCAGAAAATGTATTTTCTCCGGGAGATAAAAACAGCAGAAAAGGCGGTTCAGGAGATTCACCCTCGGCAAAATGATGGTAGGCGAAAGGCAGGCCCATCTCCTGCATCATCTCATTGATTTGTTCGTAAGTCATGACAACGCCTCCACGATCAAATGTTCTAACAACTGCACACCGTTTTCTTCTGCAGGAGCAATATGCGGTTTTCCAGATACACGACCTCCGCCACGCTTGGCATATCCCTTTTCTAACAAATGTGCCAGCTGATACCTGTTTTTAGAATGCACAGTCATTTCGAGAGAATGGCTGTTTTCCTTGGTTTTCTTTGCCGACCAGCTTTTAGAATATGCACCTGTTCGCTTTGGAGCATTGGCGGAGATCTCGTCTTTTATAGATTTTGCAGTCTTTTTCACTGCCTTTTTCATGCCTTCTTCTGCAAGGTCTGCATATTCTGTCAGCCCCTTCATAATTTCGGCTGCAAGATTATCAACGGAAGTCATCAGAAACACCCGCCTTTCTGATTTCACTTTCAATTTTCAGATAATTGTTGTGGTCGTAAAGTGGAATCAATCCTGTGATATTGTAGATGTTGTTTCGGAAAAGAATGCGGAAATTGGTGCTGTTGATGTTCTGTGAGGCAGGACTCTGACGAACCAGAAATTCCAGCTTCTGCGCCTCTTTAACCACTCCTGCATCTGTGGTTTCCGTTACCGTCTTTACCGTAACTTTTGCCCATAATGAAAAGGTTTCTTCCCATTTTGTAATATGGTTGCCGATCTCGTCCACAACTGTTCTGTGTTCCAAAATGGTGATTCTCTGATTCAGGTTTCCGATCTCCATTACATCACACCTTCTCTTTGTGCAAACAAAATAGAACGCAGATTTAAGGTCAGTTTCTGATAATCCGGAGAACTTCTGTTTTCATAAAGATATCCAAGTGCGAAAAGCATTGCTGTCCGCACGGTATCTTCATTTTCAGCAAGTTCCGATTCGTCCATTCTGCCAACGTCCATCACAAGTTGTTTTGACGTAAAAAGAAGATTCTGAATCAGCTTATCATCTTCCTCATAGTCCACTCGCAGATAGTTTTTTGCCTCTTTCAGCGTGATCATAACATCACGCCTTTTTGATGGTAAGTGTCTTGACGGCTTCGGGAAGAATGAGCTTGCCGTCTACACGCTGGGAGGCAAGGAAACCAACCTGTCCGTTCATGGCAAAGAGTTCATTCAAACGTTTCAGGCTTCTGCCCTGACGGTCAGCGATCCAGTAATAGGAGAGATCGCCAAATGCGATCGGCTTTGCACCTGCTGCAGAAACCGGAGCATATACAGAAGTAACATACGGACGATTGAGAATGGTGTCAGGAAGTCCGCTGCTGACGGCAGGCTGCCAAATATAGTTTCCGGTGTTGTCCTTTAATTTGCGGAGTGCCTTTACTGTCTGTTCATTCAGCACCCATACTGCTTTCTTTCGGTAAGGCGACTTGACAGAGTAGAAAAGTTCGATCATGTCGTCAAAAGAAATGTTTGCAGTAGAGGTCGTTGCACCATTTTCCGCACCGCCGATAGCAGCAAAAATACCGGTCGGCTTACCCTTGCCATCACCGATCAGAAACGCTTCTTCTTCCTTAGAACCAATTCTTCTTGCAAATTCCTTTGCGATGTAGGACGGCAGATCAAAAACGCTGTCGTTGAGGAGTTCTTCCGAGATCTTGATGGCCGTGCCTACCTTGTAAGCGGAAAGTGCGATCTGACCAAAAGCATCATCGGAGAGAGAATATGCCTCTTCTTCCTCCATCCACGATGCCTCGCCTTTCTGTGTGATTACAGGAATCTTTCTGTCACCACTGGATGTCTGGATCTTGGTAGCAAGAGGACGGAATACGTTTTCTTCTTCCAGTGCAGAAATGAGCTTCTTTTCGTACTCGTCTGGCACAAGATAGCCGCCCTCTGTATCTGTGCCAACCTGTAAATCATTACGGACATCGATATAATTTCTGTTTCTGACGCTGTTCCAGAATGCTGTTTTATAGGCATCGCTGGCTGTACCAGTCTTTTCAGTAACAGTCGGTGCTGCAGGCTTACCAAGAACAGGGTCAGAAGTTGCCTTGTTCATCTCAGCCTCAATTTCAGCCTGTCGTTCCAGACGCTGAATCTCCTTGCCAAGATCAACAATGGTCTTTTCCATTGCATCATAAGCAGCAGAATCTTCTTCGGAAAGGACACCGCTGTCAGTACGCTTGGAATCCAGAAAATTTCTTGCTTCGTCCCAAGCCTTGTTTCTCTTTTCTCTCAGTTCCTGAATTGTCATTGCCATAATAAATTCCTCCTTAGTATTTCAAAAGTGCCAGCCTTTTTTCAAGCTGATTGATCGGTACACCTGTTGGTGCTGCTGCGGATATTTTCTGCATCAAAGATGCATTGGTCGCTGATGTGGAATATAGCATAGATTTCGGTGCTTTTTTCGGTTTCTGCTTTTCATCAGGTTCTTTTGGCGGATCTTCTTCCGGTTCATCTTTGTCAGATTCTTTTTCCTCTGTTTCTTTTTTGGAAAATAGTATTCCGTCCACAAAGCCAAGCTGTTTTGCCTTTTTCGCATTGATCCATGTTTCCTCGTCCATCATCTTTGCAATTTTACTTCTGCTGAGATGTGTTTTCTCCTCATAGGCGTTGATGATGCCTTCCTTGATCTCGTCCAGCAAGGCAATGGCTTTTTCCATATCTGCCTTATTTCCGGCAGCACAAGTCATAGGGTTATGAATCATCAGATAGCCGGTGGGACTGATCCATGTTTCATCACCTGCCATTGCTACCACGGAAGCAGCAGAGGCAGCAATGCCGTCAATTTTTACGGTAACTTTGCTTTTATGATTTTTCAGCATGGTATAGATCTGACTTGCTGAGATGCAATCCCCACCGGGGCTGTTGATCCAGACAGTCAGATCGCCGCTGACCTTTGCCAGTTCATCACGGAACAAGGCAGGTGTGATCTCATCACCCAGCCAGCTTTCTGTGGAAATGGGTCCTTCAAAGTATAATTCAGTTTCTTCTGTCTCTTCATTTTTGATAAAGTTCCAGAATTTATCCATTTTCTGATTCCTCCTTTTTGTCTGCATACGCAATTCCCGCATCACAAAGTCGGCTCATCGAACCGTTCACCATGTAAGTAAAACCACCTTTTTCTTCGGGAATTAAATTCATATCTTCAAGTTCTCTCACGTCATTCGGACATAAAAAACCATTTTGAATACCAATGCTGTATCCCTGCATTCTTGATGCATAATCGCCACGAAGTAATCCGTCCACATTGAATTTGATGAAATACTGTCCTTTTTCTGAATCTGAAAGCAATGCCTTTTGTAATCCCTGTTCCCAGCGGACAATCCATGGGTCAAGGCTGTATTTCACGAAATCCAGTGACAGATGTTCCACATTAGAGAATGTGGCATGGTCTAAGTCGCCGATCATATGGAGCGGCACTCTGTACATTCTTGCAATCTCTTCGATCTGAAATTTTCGTGTTTCCAGAAACTGAGCCTCATTATTCGGAATTGAGATCGGCGTAAACTTTACGCCTTCTTCCAGAACAGCAACTTTATGTGCATTTCTTCCGCCATAGGCTCTGTGCCATGCATCTCTTAATTTATCAGGGTTTTTGATTACTCCAGGATGTTCTAACACACCACTTGGATTTGCGTTATTTCCGAAAAAAGACGCACCATAATCCTCACAGGCGATAGAAATGCCGATCGCATTTTTCGCAAGTGCGATCGGCGAATATCCCACCAAGCCATCATATCCAAGACCCGGAATATGGAGAACTTCATCAGCGTAGAGAACAATATCACCTTGTTCTTTCAAATTCGGATTTGCTTCATCATAGCGGCTGTAAATATATATCAGGCGGTTTTTCTCATCACGGTCAACCTTCATCTTGTTAGGCATCAAAGGATACAGTCCGATAACATCGCCTCTGCCGTTTCGGATGATCTGTGCATAGGCATTTCCGTAAATCAGAAGGTGAGACATTAAGGTTTCCCGGAACACAAATGATGTCATTTCTGGATTTGGCTGATCGTGGAGCAAAAAGTAAAGCGGGTGCTGTGGCACTCGCTCTTTTCCCTTATCGTTGTATTTGTACACATGAAGTGGTAGCTGAGCAATTGCTTCTGACAGCACACGCACACAGGCATACACCGCAATATGCTGCAGGGCGGTTCTGTCGGTAACTCTTTTTCCAGCATTGCTTCTGCCGAAAAAATATGTGTATGACGGGCTGTCATAACTGTTTGTGGGCTTGTCTCTGGACTTGAATAGTCCGCTGAAAATTCCCATGAAATCACGCTCCTTTCTTGACTTTTCGTATATGGGTGTGGTATAATATGTGAAACTAAGTGCAGGGCATCTGCTTTACAAATCGGAATCTAACGAAAGGAGTATCAAAAATATGAAAATCAGGGTAATGAATATATCTGATTATGAACAAGTTTATCAATTGTGGCTGTCTTGTAAGGGAATGGGATTAAATAATTTAGACGATTCAAAAGAGGGAATCGAGAGATTTCTGAACAGAAACCCCGAAACTTGTTTTGTTGTTGAGTCAGAACAAACAATAATTGGCGTAATTATTGCTGGCAATGACGGAAGAAGAGGTTATATCTACCATACAGCGGTTAATCCTGATTATAGACATCAAGGAATTGCCACAAAACTTGTAAATGAAGCTATGAGAGCATTAAAGTTATTAGGTATAAATAAGACTGCTTTGGTTGTATTTTCAAAAAATACTGATGGAAATGCTTTTTGGGAGAAAAACGGTTTTACTTCACGGGAAGATTTGATTTATAGAAATAAGCTAATTACTGAAATGATAAGAATAGACACATAACTTCCAGTTTGTAAGAGATAATCACAATTACAAAACCAACATCTCCCTCGCATCATAAACCGACTCATCAGATATACATCCACAGCGAATTGCACGGTCAAGAGCCATAATCATGGCAACTGCACCATCAATCTTCTCTGTGGATTTTTCTTTGTCCGGCTTAATGTTTCCAGCAGGATCTCTGCGAATGAAAATATTATCCATCATCCAACGGAGAACAGGGTGTCCGTTGTGTGCAAGTGTCTGTTCCAGAGTCAGTTTCATCAATTCCTTGGTCGGCGGGCTCATATCTTTGTAACCCTGACCGAACTGAACCATTGTAAATCCAAGCCCCTCCAGATTCTGCGACATCTGCACCGCACCCCAGCGGTCAAATGCTATCTCTTTGATATGAAATTTCTGTCCCAGCTCATCGATGAAGTTTTCGATAAAACCATAGTGAACCACATTTCCCTCAGTTGTTTTCAGATAGCCTTGCCGTTCCCATATATCATATGGAACGTGGTCACGCCTTACTCTAAGGGGCAAAGTTTCCTCCGGCAGCCAGAAATAAGGGAGAACGTAATAATGCTCATCTTCATCTGTTGGAGGAAATACCAAAACAAAAGCTGTAATATCTGTTGTACTGGAAAGGTCGAGTCCACCGTAGCAGATTCTTCCTTCCAGTTCAGATTCATCAAAAGCAACCTTGCATTTGTCCCACTTCTCCATCGGCATCCAACGTACTGCCTGTTTTACCCACTGATTCAAACGCAGTTGCCGAAACGCATTTTCCTCGCCCGGTGTTTCCTTTGCAGAGTTACACGCAGCCACCACCTTATCCATACCAATAGTTTTATCCAGTGACGGATTTGCCTTCTTCCAGACCTTTGGGTCTGTCCAGTCCTCCGATTCATCTGCACCATAAATCACTGGATAGAAAGTAGGGTCATGTTTTCTGCCCTCCAGAATATCCTTCGCTTTCTGGTGGACTTCATAGCAGATGCTATTGGTATCCGTTCCGGCTGTGGTAATCAGGAAATACAAAGGCTGCATTCTGGCATCGCCGGAGCCTTTGGTCATAACATCGAACAGCTTTCGGTTCGGCTGCGTATGTAGTTCATCGAACACCACTCCGTGGATGTTGAAACCATGCTTGGAATAGGCTTCAGCGGAAAGTACCTGATAAAAGCTGTTTGTTGGTGTGTATACAATTCTTTTTTGTGCAGTAAGTATCCGGAC